TATATATATATATTATACAGTATTAGGATTTATACAGAGTATACCACAGATAAATATAGATGTCAAGTTAAAGTTTGATTAGAAATTTTAGTATAGCGGCAATTTTTATCTATTTTTGCCGAAATAATATTTTGTACTTGCATTTTTCTGTTTTTTGTGTTATGATATATGAAAAGTGTGAAATTACGCAATAACTAATATGATTTGAGGAGGAATTAAGTGAAAGAACTATTAACAAGTAAATCACAGGAGTATTATACGCCAGTAGAGGCAATTTTACCTATTTTGCCATACATTAAGAATTTCAAGAAAGTGTGGTGTCCATTCGATACCACAGAATCGAATTATGTAAAAGTATTACAAGAATATGGGCATGAAGTAGTTCACAGTCATATTGACGAAGGAGAAAATTTCTTCTTGACAGAGCCAAAAGATTGTGATATAATAATCTCAAATCCACCGTTCAAGCAGAAAACAGAGATTTTTGAGAAATTATTCCAGTTAGGAAAGCCATTTATGATACTCATTAGTAATCTCTCAATTCTGGACACAACTAAGCGGTGGGAGTTATTCTCAAAGAATTCATTTGAGATAATGGTCTTTGATAAGAGAGTAAGATATTTCCTAGATTATGGAAATCAAGAAGAGTATACAAATCCGCCATTCAACTCATGGTATGTATGCTCAAAAGTCTTGCCAGAAAAAATTATTTTTGAAAGGCTTGACAGACAGTAAATTATGTGATATACTATTATCACAGCTTGAGGACAGGAAGTTGAAAATTTCCTCTTGACAAGACTGTTCAAGTATGTTATAATACATACATAAGGCTCAGACAGCAAATATTCAAGCATTTGACGGTTAATCAAAAGTAGCTAGAAACGAGCCTTGTAGGAAGACGCTGACAGCAAATTCAATTATGTTTAAGGGTAAAAACAGAAAGGGTGTCTAGTTAAAATGAATTTTATGAACGCACTAGAGAAGGGACAAATTTCTCGCACAGAGAATGGAGCAGTAGGAAATCTCACTACTGGAAGTAAGCTAGTAGATCTTAATTTCAAGATTCCTAGTTTTCGTAATGGAATTGACAAGTACGCATTTATCCATGCGCTAAATGAGGATAAGCTACTTGCTCTAAAGTGGCTACTCTATCTACGCGATGTTCGCGAGGGAGTAGGAGAGCGTAAGTCATTCCGCGAGTTTGTAGTAGCACTTGTGGATTATGACCTAGAGATTGCAAATACATTCATTGAGGGTGTAGACATTGCAGAATATGGACGATGGGACGATTATGTAGATATTGCATATCGAGTACAGAATGATTTCATTCGCAACCTCATTCTCCATAAGATTGACACACAGTTCGCACAAGATATGCAGAACATGGATGATGGTAAGCCAGTATCACTCCTTGCTAAGTGGCTTCCAAGTGCAAATGCAAGCAGCAAGGAGACTAAGGGTAAGGCAAAGATGATTTGTCGATACCTCCAATTCACAGAGCGTGATTATCGCAGAACACTATCTGAACTACGAGCATATATCGACGTTGTAGAACGTAAGATGTCTGCAAACAAGTGGGGAGAGGTGAATTATGAAGGAGTACCATCAAAGGCTAATGTTCTATACAAGAACGCATTTAGTCGGCATGATGAGGAGCGTAGAAATGAATATCTTGAATCACTAAAGAGCGGTAATGCAAAGATTAACGCAAACGCTATGTTCCTTCATGATATTGTTCATGCTTACACAAAGGATTCATTTAGTCGCACATATGTAAAGCGAGAGGACACAACCCTAGAGGAGATGTGGAAAGCACAAGATAAGTGCGATGGGTTTGAGAATACACTTGTAGTAAGAGATGGTAGTGGATCAATGATTTGCCCAGTTGGTAATTCAAGTGTGACCGCACTAGAGGTAGCAACAGCAATTACGCTCTATTGTGCAGAGAATAACACTGGTCAATTCCACAATAAGTTCATCACATTTGGCTCTCGACCAAAACTCTGTGATATTACAGGGCTTAATTCACTAAAGGATAAGCTAGAGTATTCATATTATGAGGCAGATTGCTCTAATACAGATATTGAGAAGACTTTCAAGTTAATTCTTGATACTGCTATTGAGAACCATATGTCACAGGAAGATATGCCAAAGTCAGTGCTTATCGTGAGTGATATGGAGTTTGATGAAGCACAGAATTACTATGTGGCAAAGAATAATGCCCATCTGTTTAAGTCAATCCAGAGAGATTTTGAGGGACATGGCTATAAAATGCCAAAGGTGATTTTCTGGAATGTAAATTCTAGGACAAACACTATTCCTATGACAGAGAATGACCTCGGTGTAATTCTCCTTAGTGGATTTAGTAAGAATCTAATGCAGATGGTTATGTCTTCAAAGGCAAATCCATATGAAGCATTAGTAGAGCAACTAAATAAGCCACGATATGAGATTATCGACAAGATTTTCAAAAATAGGGCTTGACAAGAACACAGAAATGTGTTAAACTATAAGAGTAAAGACGCAAACAGCAACTTCTATTTATTAAATACTTTGACTTGAAATCAAATCCATAATTAGAAAGTGCGTCTTGAGAATTAGGCACATACAGCAAATTCTAATATAACAAATCAAATTATAACAGAATTGGCAGAGATATATTGGGGCGTGCCTAGAGATGATAAACCTCAATATATCCGAAAGACGGGAATTAGCACCGCAAGTTATAAGGCGGTAGGTCAAAGAGTTAAGACAGGCTAATGAGTTTACTGCGATTATCCGTGATTGTCGGCGGGGGCAATCTAAAAATCCTTTTTATTATACGCTTGTAGTTCAGTTGGATAGAACAAGGGACTTCTAATCCCTAGGTCGCAAGTTCGAGTCTTGCCAAGCGTGCCATATTGAAATTTATTTAAGAGGAGAAATAAGAAATGAAAGAGTTTGACAGAGAGATGTTTGATAATCTATGCGAAAAGTATGGAGTAGTAATGTCAAAGGAATATGACCAACCAATGTTTAAGAATGAGGATGGAAGTATAGTACCTCTTGAAGAAAAACATCTAAAGAAGATGCTAGAAGATATGATTAAGTAAAGCGTGTGTAGTTTAATGGTAGAATGTTGGTCTTCCAAACCAAGGGTGAGAGTTCAATCCTCTCTACACGCTCCATGTCGGTATGGTGGAATTGGCAGACACAGGGGACTTAAAATCCCCTCTAGTTAAGTGGGTGCAGGTTCGAGTCCTGCTACCGACACCATAAGTTATTTTACCTATGTGGTTCATAAAATAGATTGAAAAGACCTCACTAGCAGATAACCTTGAACATAGTGGCAGATGGTGTGATGTGAAGATGGTTGGGAGAAAGCAAGACGCTTCGCAATTCAACCACATGAAAAACATCCCGAGAAGCTGATAATAACTTGCGTTTCAAGGCTAGAGGTGGAGCAAGTTCTGCATATATTTTATGCGCCTATAGTTCAATGGTTAGAGCATCTGGCTTATATCCAGCTAATTGGGGTTCGAGTCCCTGTGGGCGTACCATGTGGGTGTAGTTTAGCGGTAAAACCCGTGTTTTGGGAACACGAGTCGAATGTTCGATTCATTCCACCCGCACCATAATTTGTTAATAATATAGGCTCAAGCAGCAAATGTATAATCTGTATGTTTATTTGGTAGATAGAGTATAGAGAGCCTAGATAACATAAAAAGACACAAACAGCAAATATCATCTAAATTGGTTTTGAAAATAATTTGAAGATAGATAAGTGTCTTGTGAAATTGCTCCTTTAGTATAATGGTTAGTACAATAGTTTTGTAAACTATGAATATCTGTTCAATTCGGATAGGGAGCACCATGCTACGATAGCTCAGTTGGTAGAGCGGAAGTTTGAAGAACTTCGCGTCAGTGGTTCGATTCCATTTCGTAGCACCATATTCTCTCGTAGTTCAGTAGGGAGAACAACTGGCTGTTAACCAGTGGGTCGCACGTTCGAGCCGTGCCGAGAGAGCCATATTGCAGGATAAACTAATGGTTAAGTTACTAGCCTCATAAGCTAGGTGTTGTGAGTTCAAATCTCACTCCTGCAACCACATTTTGAAATTAAGTTTAGGAGTTGATAATATGAAGAAGTACGCAAACTCTAAATCAATGTATTCATTTTATATAAAGACACGAAAGATGAATACACCAGTAGTACCTGCTATTCCAGAACTTATGGAATATAAGGAGAACAGACACAAGAAGAAAAATTAAATAATAAGGCGGACTCACGGCGGGCAAAGTGAGTAGGGATTGGGGTGGGAACATGATAACACCTCCTTTCAAAAAACGGCATAGACATGGGCAGTAAAAAGAGAACCAAAACGGCATGGTTCTCTTTTTATTTGACATAAATGTTTTTATGTGGTATAATAAAATTAAATGAGGAAAGGGGGAGATATGTTGTTAAACGAAAAGGAAGAAGTATTCGTATCAGAATATCTAAAATCACGGAATATACTGCAATCATATATGAGAGCATTTGGTGTAGATAAAGATAAAGCAAGAAAAGAGTCAAGAAAGTTTTTTAGGCAGAAGCATATTCAAGATAGCATATTTGAATATAAGGCACAACTAGAAGGAGACTATAATATTGACGTAAAAGAATATATAGAATTTTTATTAAAAGGCGCGTTTGCAGATGTTGGTGATTATGTAAAATTTGGGCAAGAAGAAGTTCCTCAGTATAATTCAGATGGTACAGTAATGATAGACCTAGATAGTGGAGAGCCAATTACAAGAAAAGTAAACAGAGTATATCTAGCAAATAGTGGAGATGTAGATACTAGCTTGATTACTGATATAAGTAATGGAAAAGATGGTGTTAAAATAAAGCTAGTGGATAAGATGATGTGTTGGAATAGATTACAGGAGTTCTTTGGTTGGGCAGATGATAATAATATCAAGGAGAACCTAAATACACAAATTCTCAAGGCACTTGCAGGTAGGGTAGCAGATAATTGGAACAGTGATGAGGATGTATATGAGGAATTACATGAAGCACTTGGTAAGGAGAACTAATGGAAGAAAAAATAGGAGAAAAGAGAACAGTTTTAGGTTCTAATGGAGAACGTCAAACTTATATAACATATGAATCTGCTATGAGTGAAATAATGCAGCAAATACTAGCGGCAGCACCTTATGATGGTCAGTCAATAGATAGATATAAATTATTAGATGATGCCTATAGAGCAAGTGGTGGATTTGAAAGTGGGGATTACATTATTCCACACGTTAGCGAGATGATGCCAAAATATCTAAGACGTAAAAATATGGCATATTTCATAAATTATGTAAAACCTATTACAACGGCACTTGTTAATCCAATATTCAAGACAGATCCAATAAGGGATAATATGTCAAGTACATACCCATCATTTGCAGAAGATGTTGATGGAAATAACACAACACTTACAAGATTTATGAAGAGAGCAGCAATAAGGGCAAAACTTCATGGAGTAGAATTTATTGTAATAGATATGGAAAAGTTAGAGCAAGGAGTTGTTATAACACAAAAAGATAGAATAGAAAAAAGATTATTCCCATATTTATATCTAGTAAGTCCTGCACAAGTAGAAAAGTGGTATACAGATAAATTAGGTAGGCTTGTAAGTATAACATATTGGATAGAAGATGTTAAGTTAGAATCAGACGGCTCAGCAAAGAAAGTAAGAGAACATTGGACATGGACAAATGATTTCTACATAAAAGAAGTAGAAGGTGTAAGAGAAAAGAATGTAAATCCAGTAGGTGTAATTCCAATTATACCTCTATATGGCACAAGGAATGATAGTGATACACTAATTCCACAATCAGATTTATATGCAATAGCAAGAACTAATCATGCACTATATAATGCTTGTTCAGAACTAAGAGAAAGAAATAGAGCACAGGCATTTTCATTACTAACCATACCTATTGATGAGGATGATGATTTTGATGGTGAGGAAACACCAATAAAATATGGAACAGCAGATACACTTATCTATAAGCAGGGAAGTCAGTCACCAGAATGGATAACACCGCCATCTGCATCAAGTGATATTATTGAAAATGAGATAAATCTAATGGTTAGAGAGATATATCGTATGGCTAACCTAAGACTAAAATCAGATTCTATTGGTTATAATATTTCTGGTATAGCTATGCAATATGATAATCAACAGTTATATCAATCTATAGCAGAGTTTGCACAAGAGATAAAAGATACAGAGGAAAAGATAGCATTTATTTTTGGAAGATATATGGGAGAAGATAATTCCAATATAGTAATTACATACAATAGTGATTACGGAATTATAGACACTACAACAGTATTAGCAAATGCAACTACTGCGCTACAGATGAATATATCACCAAAGGTTAATGAAGAAATAAAGAGACAGGTCATCAAGGCTATGCTAACTAATGAAGATAATCTTGTTCTTGAAGGGGCATTAGAAGATTTCGATAAGAGTGGAAGTAAGGGAACACCTATTACACCAGAACAGGTAGTAGCAGTACAACCAATGAATTGAGGTAAGTAATGTCTAACAGAAAAGATGTAAAACAGGGAACATTTGATTTTAAGCCATTTTCAGATAAGCAGATGAAGTTATTAACATTTTGGCATGAGGATAGTCCAGTAAAAGATAAATTCATGGTAGTAGCAGATGGAAGTATAAGAGCAGGAAAATCAATAGCTATGTCATTATCATTTGTATTATTTGTAATGAATAATTTTAATGATATGAACGCAGTAATAGCTTCAAAGAGTGTAGGTTCTGTTAGGCGTAACATTATTCCATCATTAAAGGCTATGTTATTAACCATAGGGTTTGAGTGTATAGACCATAGAAGTGAAAATTATCTTGAGATAAAGTACGAAAACAAGGTTAATTACTTCTTCATCTTCGGGGGTAGGGACGAGAGTTCACAAGACCTGATTCAAGGTATAACCCTATGTGGACTATATCTTGATGAAGTGGTTTTGATGCCAAAATCATTCTATTTACAGGCACTTGGACGTTTATCAGTACACGGAGCAAAATGTTTCTGTAACTGTAACCCAAACAGTCCATACCACTGGTTTTATAAAGATGTGCTAAGTAGAATAGAGGAGACAGATGGTTTATACATACACTTTACTATGGATGATAACCTATCACTAACAGAAGAGACAAAAGAAAGATATAAGGCACACTTCAAAGGTGTTTTCTATGATAGAAATATTTTAGGTAAGTGGGCAGTTGCAGATGGTTTAATATATACAATGTTTGATAAGAATGAAAATATAATACCAAGAAATAAAGTACCATATGAAGATATTATTCAGTGGGCAATAGGTGTTGACTATGGTACTCAAAATGCAACAGTATTTTTACTAGGTGGTAAGACTATTGATGGTACGATTTACGTTTGCAAAGAATATTATTACAGTGGGCGCGATGAAGCAGAAAAGCAGGGAACACCAGATGTTCAAAAAACAGACCAAGAATATACAGAAGATCTAAGGAAATTTATTGAGGATGTATATGACTTAACAGGAAAAACATACAGAGATATTCCTATTGTAATAGATCCATCTGCTGCAAGTTTTAAGTTAAATGTGAGAAGATTCCATATGAAAACTAAAAATGCAGATAATGAGGTCATGGATGGAATAAGAACAGTAGCAACTATGATGGGTGAGAAGAAATTCATAGTGTCGGATGAGTGTAAAGAAACTATAGCGTCATTATATTCATATGTATGGGATGAGAAGAAGCAGTTAAAAGGCATAGATGCACCATTGAAGAATGATACAGACCACTGTGCAGATGCAGCGCGTTATCTAACAATGTATTTTGCTAATAAAAATATTATGGCAAATAGAGCATTTAATGCAGGTTGGTAAAAATTTGACAAATTGTAACAGTTGTGATATAATTTATATGAATTAGTATTAGGGGGAATTTAGAAATGACATTTAAGGAACTATGTGAGGCTCTAAGTCTCGATGAGGAAAAGGTAAAGATTCTAAAGGCTGAATACACAACATTAGAAAAGCAGGTTAATGAATCAAAGAAGAAAGCCGATAAACTGGAAAAGGAGCAGGCTTCTCTAAATGAATCAAAGGATAAGCTAGATATTGTTGTTAAGGCATTTAAGCTAGACATGAAAGCAGATGATTTTGATAAGATGCTTGATGATGTTAAGGATTCATTTGCAGGAAATGTTAAGGGTAGTGAAGATTATAAGGAACTTAATCGTGAACTCACTAAGGCTAGACGTGAATTTGATAGTCTAAAGAAGGAAAATGAGAAGATTGTCGGCGAACTTGCAACAGAAAAGGCAAATAGGGTAAAGTCAGTCAAGCAGTCGGCTATCCTAAAGGAACTTCAAGCAAATAATGTTATTAAAGCAGAACAGTGGGTAAACCGTTTCTTTGCAGAGACAGAACTTGATGAAGATGGTGTTAATATTTTCATGAAGGATGAAGCGGGTAAGGAAATCCCACTAAAGGATGGTATAGCAGATTGGGCTAAAGCAAATCCAGAATTTGTTAAGGTAGATGCTCGTGGAGGCGCAGGAAGTGGCGCAGGAGGCGGCTCTAATAATAAGGAAAATGAGGACTTTATGAACTCAATTATAGGTGATGGTGGTGATGAGGGCGGTCAGAAGTCACTAGCTGAACTTTTTGGATAAAAGGAGGAAGATAAATTTTGAGTATTTTACAACATGATGTAAAGAAAGTTGATAGACTTGATAATGACTTACTACTCATTCGCGAAGGTTACCTTGCGCGACCAGTAACAGTAGATAAGACAACAGTAACAGGTCTAACACCAACAGATAAGGGAAGATATATAATTCCACAGGGAACTTACCTAGTAGGTCGTACAAATAGCCTATTAGTAGACCCACAACAGATTGCACAGGAAGCTAATGTAACAGTAACTAAGGCAAGTGCTACATTACTTACATACCTTGTTATCACATCAAGAATCGAGGGTGCAGTTACTCACTCAGTTAATATAGTTGCTGCTACAAGTGCAAATGCACCAACAGTTGCAACATTTAATACAACAACTCATACACTTGATGTTACACTCGGCACAGACGCAAAGAAGGTAGTAAATGCAACACTTGAAGATGTGGTTAATGCAATCAATAATGACACTATTGCAAATACATATGTTATTGCAAGTCTTAATGATAACGACCATAGACTTGATGTAGCGGCTGCTGCATCTGGCGCACTTGCAGGTGGTGGTGTTGAAGCAGTAACAGGAGATATTGATGGTATTCTCTACCACAGTGTTGATGTTACAAAGGGTGAAGCAACAGGAGCACTTATTATTCATGGTGTTATTGACCTTGATAAGATGCCAAGAGATGTTGGCGCTGCTGTTAAGGCAAAGCTACCAAGAATTATGTTTGGTCGTAAGGACTAATTAAGGGAGGTAATATAGTTTGAATTTATTTGATATTTTAACTCCTACAAATGTGGCTATGTATTGGGACAAGCGTAAGGAAGACCAATCAAAGTATATGGGTCATATACTTTTCAAGCCAAAGAAGATTGTAGGACTAGAGATAAATAAGATTGGTGGACGTGCAGGACTTCCAGTGCAATTAAAGGCATCCGCGTTTGATACACAGGCAGTCACAAGAGATCGTCTCTCAATCGAACTCACAAAGCAGAGTATGCCATTCTTCCGTGAGAGAATGAGTATTGATGAAACACTTCGTCAACAGATCATGGTTCTTGCAAATGAGCAGTTACTCAAGGGCTTTATGACACAGATTTTTGATGATACAAATAACCTCATTAGAGGCGCAAAGGTTCGTCGGGAGAAGATGGCTATGGAACTTATTTCCACAGGTCATATTAAGATTGCAGATAATGGTGTAAAGCTAGACTATGACTATGGTCTTGGCAAGCAACAGTTTGTTGATGCAGATTGGAGTAATACTGCAACATCAACACCAATTCAAGACCTTATTGATTGGGTAGATTTTGCTCGTACAAAGCTATATGTAAATATGGGCTTTGCGGTTATGACTACAAAGACATTCAATCTTATTAAGGCAAGCGAGAGCACAAGAAAGGCGATGTTCCCACTTATTCAAGCAACTAACATTGATTCTATGCTTATTACAAATACACAGGTTAAGGATTTCGTAGAAAATGCAACAGGCATTAGAATCCTAATCAATGATACTGCTTATGCGGAACACGTTGGAGGTTCTGGACTTCCACTTTACCCAGATATGAGAGTTACATTACTCCCAGCTGGCGGTGTTCTTGGCGATATGGTGTTTGGTACAACACCAGAAGAGATTGACCTTCTCGGAAAGGCAAACACTGGCGCAGATGTGAAAATTGTTGATACAGGTGTTGCTATTACAACACGCACAATTACACATCCAGTCAATGTTGAGACTCTTGTATCACAGATTTGCTTACCATCATTCAGTGCAGATATTGAAAATGGTAGCGGATCAATCATGATTGCGAAGATAAAGTAATTGAATTAAGGAGATTCCGTGTGGTAGAAATATCACACGGATGATTTTATATCATGGGAAAGCTAAAAGCGTCCATAGAAGCACCTAAAGGATTATTAAGTAATGACTTATTATCTGATAGGGAAGTCAGGAAGAGATTAAGAAAGACACTTCAAAAGGCTTGTGAGATTGTAAGAGATCATGCAAGGCAACATCATTGGTATTCTGATAGAAGTGGTAGTTTATCACGTTCATTTAAGTATAGAACAAGAGATACTAATGATGGAATTGTAGGAACTGTTTATCAAGATGAGAGATCAGTATTTTATGGAAAATTTCAAATTGAGGGAACAGGAATCTATGGAAAAAAGAAGCAACAAATAGACTTAAATAAGTATGGTAATTTTAGAGGTTATTATTGGATAAGGCGAAGAAGATGGGTTAGGAATCCTCTTGTTAGGGGAATAAGACCAAGAGATATTTTAGGAAACGCTTATAGTAAGAATAGATCTAGAATTGCACAAATGTTTAAGGATGAAGTGAAGAGAATAGCAGGGGGGATGAAGTAGTGCCAAGTATACCAATGGCAGATATAGAGGATATAGCTACTAGACAGTATTTTGATACTACTATGTTAGATGATGCCCTCTTACGAACTTATGTAACACCAGAAATTGTAAAGGAATCAACTCAATATGTAGAATCAATAGCGCAAAGTATGGGAATAGATAAGAAGGAAATTTATTCACCAACACCATATCTAATAAGTAGATTGGCTATGATATATGCTTATATGACAGCAGCACAGAGAAAAGCACTATTTACTAAGGGCGGCTCTGTAGGCAGTAGACATGATTTAAGTGCAGACAATGATTCATTTGCATTAAAATATAGAATGTATAGGGAAGCATTAAATGATTTAATAAAGCAGATAACACCACTAACATTCACAAATGGAAAGCCAGCAAAAAGAAGAAGATTTCCATTTACTCAACCAATAGCGAGGAACTAATATGTTACAAAGATTATATTGGAATGATGTAGCAATAAGGCTTAGAGATTTTATAAAGTCTTATAGGCGTAAAGATGGAAAAAGACTATTTGATTTTTTAGTTGACCGCGATGATCTAGTAGTAAAAGTTGGTTTAGGAAATGCAGGTGAGTATCCTGCAATATACATATTATTTGAGTCAGAAGAAAGTGTTCATAAGCAAGGCGCAATAGTAGGCGCAAAGATAAGATTGTTTATAGATTTGTTTATAAAAGGAGAAGCAACAGGGGATGTTGATTATGATGATACCTTATATAGACAGATATATGACGCAGAAAATGAACTCATAGCAGTATTAAATGAGTTTAATAGATATTTACATAGTAATGGACTAGGGAGCAATCTAATAGTAGAAGGTGTACTAAGCGATGGTGATGAAAATGCACCTGCCGTAGTAGCCAACAGAACGGTTGTTTCAATAGAATGGTATAAAGGAGGAAGATAGATTGTCAAATCAGGCATTTAGCAGACCAGAAGATTTGATGGTTGGTGCAGGTACACTTTATTTCAAGCGTACACATTCAAAGGATAAGCATGGATTCCACCATCTCGGAAATTCAACTGGATTCACAATTACAACAGACATTGAGAAGGTTGATAAGAACTCTAGCATGAACAAGCATAGAGAACTTATGGCGAGTGTTGTAACAAGTGTTAAGGCAAGTTCAAAGATTACACTTGAAGAATATAACCCATATAATCTTGCATTAGGACTTTTCGGTGAGGAGAGTATTAGAAAGCAGGTAGCTAAGACATTTACAGATGAGGTATATGAGGTTCTAGGTAATCCATCAATTATTTCACTTGTGGATGCAGACGGCAACAAGTATATGAATGTGAAGAATATAGTTGTTAAGCCAGAAAATACAATTCCTGCAAAGTTTGAGGCAAAGAGCGTATCACCAAGTATGACTATTTCAACAGTCACACTTACAAATGATACACTTACAGACACAAAGGGTGGAACACTCACTCTTGCGCCAGCGGCATTTGCAGGAACAAATGATGTTCGTGTATTTATTACAGTTAAGAACGCACCAACTGGTAATGGTGACCTCAATGGATTAACACTTGAAGTTCGTGAAGGTCTTAGTGGGGCAGTACAGACATTCTCTGTTACAACTACAAAGACAACAGAAACATTTACACTTGCAAGTGGCGCAACAATCGTTGCAACAGTAGGTACTCTACATTCATTCACAGCAAGCACTGTAATGAATGAAGCAGAACTTAAAGCACCAATTACCACATACAAAGAGGGTAAGGACTATGTAGTAAATGAACTTGAATCTCGCGGTGGTCTTGTAAAGATTACACAAGAAGGACTTATCAAGACAGGAGATAAGGTTAAGGTTTCATTTGAAGTACCAGAGCAAGATTTCATCAGTGTAGCAGGTGGAATCGCAGGATTCATCGAAGGTGAGTTACTATTCCTTGGTGATCCTAATAACGGCGGACAGTACAACATTGAAGGTTGGAAGGTTCGTATCACACCAGATGGAGATCTCTCTGGATTTATCTCAGAGAATGAGTTTGGTAATTTCACACTTAATGTTGATTACCTCTCAGACAGAGAAAATCACAAGGATTGTCCTCTATATCGTGCAACACTTGTTGGTTATGCACAAAACGAGGATGAGAACAAGGGCTACTATAACCCAATTTACTAATTCATTTAGTATCAATTCATACAGAAAAATCCACAGAAATGTGGATTTTTTTTTATTGACATGAAGATAAATATGTGCTATAATATATACACATAAAGGAGATGATTCAAGTGAGAGTATTATCAGTAAAGGAAGATAGGCTAGAGGAACTAACTAAGTTTGGGTTTGTTAAAGATGAAGATCAATATACATACTCAGGAGAGCGTATGGGTAATTTTCAATATAAAGTTACTTGTTTCTCATGGTATCCAGTGCTAAGTGTAAGTGAATATGATGTTGAATGGGATTATGATGGAACATCTATTGATATTCCAGATGTAATTATGGAACTTATTGAGGCAGGAATGGTGGAAAGTTATGAAGATCGATAATTTTAAGGGAAAATATTTTTTCCTATCAAATTTTTATATGGCAGATGTAGAATATAATGGGATTAAGTATTCAAATAATGAAGCAGCATTTCAAGCACAGAAATGTCCAGAACGCGCAAAAGAGTTTTCTGCATTAGACCCATCACAAGCAAAGCGTAAAGGAAGAAAGATTAAACTCCGACCAGATTGGGAAAATGTAAAGTATGGAATAATGTTTGATATTGTTATGAATAAATTCAAGCAGAATCCAGATCTATTAGAGAAGTTAATGAAGACTGGTTCATCTCAACTGGTTGAGGGAAACACATGGGGAGACACCACATGGGGAGTATATAGAAGTAGAGGTAAGAATTATTTAGGAAGAATTTTAATGCAAGTGAGAGCATTACTGGGAGGAAAATAGTGTGTCAGTGCATAAAATAGAAGTGGTTGGGACAATGGTAAATTCACTACTTATTCTTGATAGAGATGGAAAGGGCAATTATAAATGTAGATGTCAAATATGCGGAAGGGAATTTCTAAAAAAGGCTTCCTCAGTTAGAAAAGGGTTGGCTATGTGTTTTTGTAAATATTTGACACAACAAGCATAATGTGATATAATAAACATATATTAGAGAACGGAGTTGATATTTTAATGGCAGTAGATAAGGAATTAGAACTTCTTATTTCTGAGAAGGAATTAGAATTTGGGGATAAGCAGGTAGTAGTAAAGAAGATTTCAATGCTTGATACAATTCGTATTGCATCAAGTCTTAGTGATATTATCACTAAGGTTATGGATGATTCAGACGTATTTTCAACAGCAGTTGCTAAGTTGGCATTTGAGCCAGAGAACGGAGAAGAAGCAACTGCAATTAGAGTAATGGGTCTATTAGAACTTCTAGGAGCGTTGGGAGAAGACGGAGCAGACTTGTTAAAGAATATTATTTCTAAATCAACTACACTAACACCTGCGGAAGTAGAAGATCTTGACATTGTAGAAGGACTTGACATTATCATGTCAGTATATGAGGTTAATAGAGGTTTTTTTATGAAATGTGGGAAAAAGCTAATGGCAAAGATGGAGAAGCCAAAAGCGAAGACGAAGAAGAAGTAAGTCTATATGACACAATAAATGTGTTAATTGCCCACGGACACAATAAGGACGAGATATTAAAAAATTATAGCAAGGAAGAGATAACGATGTTCTATGAAAAATGCGTAAAGCTAGACATGAGAAATAACGCAAACTTTATAGAAAATGTAATAATCTCAGTAGGCGGTGCTTTTGGTGGGGGAAAGCAAGTCGAGAAGTTACTTGCTAAAATGAGAGACGTTTAAGCCTTGCCAATAATGGCAGGGCTTTTTTGATAAGGACGGTGATAATTTGGCAGATAAGGTAAACACAGAGTTAAATCTAAAAGTAACTGGGGATGTTGGAAGTGCAAAGAGCGAGATAAAGAAGCTATTTGATTTACTAAAATCTGGTAAAGTAGATATTGACTTAAATACAAAGGGCTTATCTGATAGTGCAACTAAAGCAAGAAAGATATTGGATGAGAAACTTCTATCAAAGAAGTCTATTAGTGTTGACTTAGACATAAGTAAATTAGAAAAGCAATTAAGTGCTATATCAACTAAAGCACAGACAGTGAAGATTGGTGTAGATATTTCTGAGGCACTAAAAGGATTACAAACACTAAAGAAAGAAATAGATAAGATTGATGGTAGAATTATTCAAGTAAAGACACACACCACAAATACAGTGACTACTGAAAAACGTGGTAATAGAACATCAACAAGAGCAGACGAAAATCCGAACAAGAGAGCCAGTGGTGGAAGAAAAGGAAAAGTAATTGATGATAGCTATTATCGGTCATTAGCAGAAAGAAGAAATGCAGAATATCTAAAGGCAGAAAAGGCATTTCAGTCTCGTGGTGAAAATGATATACAATTCAGATTAGCAAAGAAGAATTTTGAGCGTTTAACATTGATGATGAACTCTGTTGGTAATAAAGTAGGTGCAACAAGTTTAGATACATCAATAAAGAGATTAGAGACATTATTAGAATCAAGACTAAATCAACCAGACTCTAATCCAGTAAAGCAGATGTTGACAAATGCACTACAATCAACAGCACAACTTGCTATGTCAGCACAGAATCAATTACGCGCTATAAACCCAATTAGATCGGATGCAGAGACAGAAAAGCAATTAAATTACGAGTATGGTATTAGAAAGAAACTTGCTCAAATAGACCTAAAAAATGCACAAGATAAAGAGGCAGAGAGAAAGAGGTTTAGAGAACAGGATGATGCAAGGCATACAAAAGAGCAAAGACCTAATCAATCATATCAATCTTTTAATAAAGAGATAGGTAAGAATATAATTGAGGCAGAAAAGGCTTGGAGAAATGCAGGTAATAAAACAAGTGCAACCTATGAGAAGATACATTCTAGGATAATAAAGTTACTAGATTCATCTATGGCAGAGAGAAAAGCCAGAGGTGGTTTATCATATGGTCAGGAAATAGGAACACTACAGAGAATACAACGCTCAGTAGAAGGAACACCATTATTTAAGGAATTAGATAATAGGATAAAGAGTTTAAGACTTGCAAATACAGAGCAAAGAGAGAGAACAGATCCAAGATTTGCACAAAAGAGGTTATTAGTATCAGAGCGTAATGAAATGGCTGACTGGAAAAGATCTGTTAGAAATCAAATTGCAGGTCTTGACGCAGGAGAAAAACTTAGCGCAAAGCAGTATTTATATAATCAAAAAATACAGGAATTACAAGGAAGAGCAACAAGCCTAGAAGGTGTTAATGGTTCAGAGGAAAAACTAGCAAGAACTAAGAGAGCAATAGAAGATCTTATTGCAAAAGAAAAAGAACTTGCAAGAAAGATAGCTGAATCAAATGCAAAGTATGATGAAAGAATAAAGAAAGCAGCACTTGCAGCAGATAAGCAAAATGGAAGAGCACAGAGAGCACAAAATCTATCAAGTGCAGTACAAGGAAATCCAAACTTTGATATAAAGCATATGGGTAGAGCAGGAGCAGGGTTTGGTTCTGGTGGAGGTAGAAGAGGCTCTGGCGGTGGAAAAAATGAGAAGGATAGCACATATGATTATGGTGCAGGTAGATTTAATGCAGGTAGATTAGCAGATTATTTTACCAGTTGGAAGGGTATATCCACACTATTTTCTAATGCTATTAGATTCTTTGGACGTTCTAGTAAAGGTGTTGGTTCAGCAGGTGAGGCAACAGCAGGATTAACCTCAAAGATGGCAAGTCTAGGAAGAGTTGCTACATTAGCATCAGTTGCTCTAGGTGGTATAGTTGCAGCAGGTGCATTAGTTGGTACTGCTTTTACAATGTTAAAAGGTGCAGCTACTCAATTAGCAGATGGTTTAGTATATATATTAAAAACTATATATAATATGTTAGAACCCGGCATTAAGCTATATTCAGATTCAACAAAAGCGTCAATGGCAATATCAGCAGGTGTTCAAGCAAATGCAAAGATTGATGGCAGAGCACCAACACAACAGGAAGCATCATCAATAGGTAAGCAATTAACACAAAGAGCAATACTTGATGCCATGCAGAGCGTATTTGATCCAAATGAGATTATAACTGCATTACAGGGTACACTACCAATGTTCTTAAATAAGGGCATGAGCGTTGAACAGGCATATCAAGTTACTCGTGGTGTTGCAGGTGTAGCAAAGCTAACAAGACTTGCTCCAAACCAAGTTTTACAAGAGTCTAGGGATTTAGCACAGGGAACTATTTCAGCAAGAAGTTCTCAGGTTGCCAATACATTAGGAATAACACAAGAAGACATTAAAAAATTCCAAGGCGATGTAGATGGTCTATTTGATTATCTAATGGAGAAATTTAAGCATTATACTGAGACACTAGAGAAATATTCTGAGACACCAGTAGGAGCACTTGAGAACTTAAAAGAGACATGGTCTGTTGCTATGTCAAAGATAGTTGAGGAGATAGCACCTCCATTTGCAACAGTGTTTAAGAATCTTGCAAGTCAGTTAGGTTATATAGCAGATGAAACTGGAAGAAGAACTAACGCAGGTGGTTTCTTAATAGATAGAAATGGAAATTATGTAGATAAAGAAGGTAATTTATCAGAAACACCAGTTAAAGGTGAAGGAAAGATAGATTTCAAAGTATCTGATATGGTAAAAGATTTTGGTAATATGGTTCAAGATGTTATCGAACACCTATTGGAGAAAGCCTCAGAATTATCCGCATATATATCCGCAGGTAATGATTCAAAGAGCACATTTGAAGCTATTGGAAATGGAATAAAGAGTTTAATCAATTTACTAGAATGGTTGTTAGAGTGTTGTGTTGATGTATATAGAATTGGGCAACAGGTAATACAGTGGATTAAGGATTTTATAAATTTCCTAAGTGCATTAGGTGATATATTAAATGTGGTATTATTAGTAATTGCAGTATTAAATCCAGAAATAGGAATACTGATATTAGGTCTAAAATTACTTATAGAACATTTTAATTATGTAGTAGATGCTATTTCACTTTTAGGTCAGGCTTGTGCAGTAGGTACTAAATTACTTGCTATATTAGCTAATGGAATTATTGCAGCATTAAGGGCAGCATGGGAGTACATAACAACACTACCAAAAGGAACTGACGCAGCAAAAGCAGCATTTACAAATGAATTTAATAATGGAGAATTTGCACAAAAGAACGCTAAGTTGGTTGCACAAATTAAAAATGATTTACAGTATATGAAGAGTTTTGAGGTTGGTGCAGATAGAGGTGTAAAAGATGGTGAAGATCCATTAGATATAATAGGTTCATATAGACGTGGTCAAGCAAAAGGAAAGCCAGAAGACGGGGACTATGTAGATCCAGCTACAGCACAAGGTCAAGCAAAAAATGCAGATGAGATAAAGAAGTTACAGAGTGCTATGAAGGATAAACTAAAAGAACTCAAAGATGAACTCAAAGATAAACTAGATGAGATAAAAGACCAATTAAAACAGAATGACTTAAAATTTAAGCAAGGATTTATGACTGTAAATCAATATTACATGGAAAAGGCAAGACTTGAAAAAGAAGAGGCACAATTAAGTGTAGATGAATTAAAACAAGAGATAGAAGAGATACAGAAAACACCATATGAAAAAGATGAAGATAAGGCAAGAGATTTAAGAGAGACAACAAGAGAGTTACGAAAAGCATCAAGAGCATTAGAGCAAGCATCCAGAGGTCTTGCAGATACACAAAGAGCATTGGAAGACGGAGCAAACTTTACTAAACAGTTGATCCAACGTGAAAGAGCACAAAATGGACAAGTGGGAAGTAATGGAATGTATTCAACTAATGCAGCTACAGTGTATAATATGATGAAGTCTCAAGGATTTACAAATCATAATATGCTTATTGGAATATTAGCTTCATTAAGAGGAGAAGCACTTAATAATCCAAAAGATGAGCATATGGATAGATATGCAGACGGAACACCTGCGGGACTTGCAACAGGAATAGCCCAGTGGAGAGCAGAACGTAGAGAAGGTTTATTTAATTTTGCAGAGGAAAATAAAAGTGATCCATATCATATATTAACTCAAATAGCATGGCTAATAACTGAATTAAATACCACAGAAAAGGCTAATTTACAAGAAGTTATAAAATGGGCAGAAGCTAATGGTGGAACTGCGGAAGCATATACAAAGGCATTTACTGCATTAGTTGAAAGACCAGCAGGAATGTGGGATGAAGGTGCTAATAGAACACAGTTCATTTCAGAAGTAGAACAGGCAGTAAGAGATGGCGTTGCGGTATCAACAAGTGGTGGTGATATAACATCAAAAATAGATAACGCATTAACAGGTGAAAATGGATTATTAGGTAAGACATTAACTTGGATAGATAGAGCGTGTGTAGAAGCCGTCACAAAAATAGGCTCATCTTTTAGTAATGTATTAGATGAGGCAGTACAAAGAGGCATAGTTAATACAGAAGATCTTGATCAATTCTTAGAAGGTAAGGGAATTGGAAAGGAGAAATTTAATAAAGCCAATTTACAACCGGGAGATATTATTTATTTTGATAGTGAAGATGAGCAAAATGCCCACGTCATGATGTATAAAGGTAATGGTATGATTACTGGTAATAGCACACGTCAAGAAAAGGTAATCGAGCAAGATTTAGATAGTTACCTAAAATACGCTAAATTAACTCCAACATTTGTGCGAAAAACTGGTAGTACAGGTGGAATAGTTCAAAAACCATCAGAGTATTATAGTTCAGATACGTCTTATGCAGCATCAGAAGAGTTAAAGAAAGCAAATGAAAAGTGGACAGGTTTAGCAGCACAAAACGAGTCTATAAGATTTGGTCAAATTGATGCACAAATGAATGAACTTCTTGATAAATGGGCAAAAGAAATACAAGAGATAACTGATAAGTGGAAGGATAATCCAGAGTTACTTGAGAGGTTAAAACAAGAAACAGACACTAAATATAGTTATGATGCTCTTGTATTGAGAAATAAGGTTCGTGAGGACACACTAAATGTTCAACATTCAACACAAAATAATGAGTTTGGATGGGGTAATGTAAACTTTGACAGGGAGTTTAGAGATCCAAAGAGTATTAGATATATGATTCAGAGAAATCTTGATTATTATTTCAAGGTGGAAGATGGAATATTTAATATGGCTAGAACACTAGATGGTCTATGGGATGATTATAGAGGATTCCAAAATGCAGGAAATCTAGGTAAGGCAAAAGAGATAAGAGACAAGATAATGTCTACCTATCAAGATGTATATAAAATGTTTAGTGGTTGGCTTGATCAATACAAGGAACAGTTGGAGCAATACTCAACTTGGGTTGAGAATAATCCAGACTTTACAACTCTACAAAAAGAGAATGGTCAAAGAGAAATTAAGGCAAGAGAAAATAGATATATATACGATTTTACTGTTGGTGAGTTAAAGTCAACTGAAGGAATACTAGAAACATTAAATACATATTATGATGATATGGAAAATAGAATGGCTAGTGTAAAGAAGCAGTTGGCAGAAGTGACAGCGGGAACAGAAGAGCATAATAAGCTATTGAAGGAACAAGCAGATATTCAAACTGAATTAGATATAACTAAACAGAAGCAATTTGTGTTTGAGCAACAGAAGCGTCAATTAACCTATACTAAACTACAATCAGAGCAACTAATGCACCAGAAGGATATTTTAGTGGATTTCAGAAGAACAGCAAAACAGGCGTTTGAAGATGGGCTAAATAAATTTCTAACAGATGGAATATTAGAAGCAGAGAGTCTAGGAGACGCATTTAGAAATATGCTTGTAGGTATGTTAAAAGAGATTCAACAATTCTTTGCAAAAGAATTAACATTACAGTTAATGAATAGTCTCTTCCCAACAGTGGATGAAAATGGGCTTACTAGATATAGTAGAGAAACTGGATATGGAGCACAGAGACGCGCTAGAAAAGATATAGGTGGACAAGGTGCTAATAGCCCAGAAGATTTTGATTTACTTGCAAATAATCCATTTAATCAACCTTGGAATAAAAGTTCACTAAATAAGAATTATAAACCTTGGGAAGATAAAGATGCATTTAAGGTTGATGATAAGTTTGCTAAACCAAATTACCATGATGCTACTAAGCTAACAGATTTTGGGATGAATCTGGAACAAGCATCACAAACAGTTGGTAAGTTTGATTTTAGCACAAAATCAGCAGCGGATGCAACATCAGATATGGCAAAAGATATGTCAGTAGATACTGCAACCAATACAATGGTTACATCATTTGGTAATGCTACAACAGCAGCAAATAACCTATCATCCGCATTAAATTCAACTTCTATGGCAAGTGGAGCAAGTGCAGGTGGTGTAAATACTGAAAATAGGGCATCAGGTGGTTTAATAACAGGAGTAGGAACAAGTACATCAGATAGTATACCCGCTATGTTAAGTAATGGTGAGTTTATTATGAGAGCAAAAGCAGTTCGTCAGATGGGAACTAACTTCATGCACGCAGTAAATAGAGGAGACTTTAATAAGATAAGAGCAAGAATACCAAGATTCGCAACAGGAGGAGTAGTAGGAGACGCACAACAGGAAACAGCAAGAGGAATGACAGATTTTGCTAAGACAGTTGGTACAAGTGTATCTACTACAAATAACATGAGTATAGCAGTTGTTGATAATAAAGAACAAGCTATGGAACACTTCATGAGAAGTCCAAAGGGTCAAAGATTTGTGCTTGATACTATTAGGGGAAGTGGCAGAGCGATTACTCAAATGAGTTTTAGTAATTAAACATTGACAAAAGTCCGTTGATATGCTATAATTATATCAACGGATTATTTTTATTGGAGGTAGTATAATGAAAATTGATAAAGATATTATGAACGGATTAGAGGAATATTTGACTGTAATGCTTGTAAATTCAACAAGTGGAAAGGATTTAGCAGCAAGAGATTATGCTATTGATGTTTCTTTGAAATTATCACAACTAATCTTGAATCTGAAAGCAATTCAAGGTGCAAAGTTACAGGAGGATATAATGGAGAATATGAAAGATGTAGACCTCAGCACAATAGATTTTAATAAGATGCTAGAGGGAATTATGAGAGGTGATGTCTAATTGTATGTAACAGGAAATACATATAGTATAGGTATATTATTTGATGAGATGAGAAAAGCCCTAGTTGCCGTAGGGTGGATTCCTTATAAGTTATCAGATGATACATATATATTTTGTGGAACTGGTAGTGGACATGATAAAATTTATATTATGATAAGTTACCACAACCTAGAGAATAAAATAATTATTGATTCAGCAGTTGGTTATGATGATAAGTTAGGTTTTTTTGAGCAGCCGGGGTGCTTACAACAGTACCTAAAATCAGAAGGTAAATATGATGATGAGAAGGAAAACTTCTTACCAGAATATAAGAAAAATCAACCTGCATTTACAATCACAAAGAATGAGAGATTTTTCTATTGGATATTTGTAGACTCTTATAGAATTATTGTAGTGTGTAGAATGTCTATTGTGTATGAATCCATGTATCTAGGATTTCTAAACCCAATCGCGTCAGAGCGTCAATATCCATATCCAATGTATGTTTGTGGGAACACCATAGCAGGAACGAAAGAGTGGACAGCACAGGGGCTAGGGTCATTTATATTTCCTAAAGATGGTAGCGGGTGGCTAAGAAGGGCAGATGGAAATTGGAGAGCATTTAATGCAGAGAAACCAAATCCAAGTCCATCATCAGTAGGAACTGTGTTTCCATACACATCACATAATAAGAAGTTGATTCCAAACTATAAAGAAGCAGATTCAATAAATCAGGATAACTTCTTACTTATTCCAATAATGCTACAAACAAATGACCCAGTAGACCTAAATGGACTTATGAGAGGTTGCTACTGGATTTCTGGTGCTCGTGATATTGACGCAGAAAGAATTTTACAGTATGATGGAAGTAAGTTTATTGTATTTGATACACAAATGGATAGAGGAGCAAATACATATTTTGCCATAAAGATAGAAGAACAGGAGTAATGCTTATATGATGTATGAGACAGGGGAAGTAGAATCCCTAAAGGAATTACTGGATAAGTTTTTAGTGTTTGCACAAAAGTATAATGAAACTACTGTCTCATGGCAACTCATTGATGATAGAAGTGATTCATTTTTTGGTTCAACATTAAAAATACCACTTAGACAGTATTATTATGATGGGTATAGAGGAAAGAAAATATGGATGATAAACTCATCTGATTTTTTTGATAATATAGTATATGATGGCGATAAATCAATTTATATGTGGAGTATGTATAATACATTCCAACAAATATTTGATGGAAGTCATGTAGATATAGTAACAGTAGCGGATGAAAATGATGAAAAGAATATATATCCAACAGCAACAAGATTGTTAAATGCACTAAAGAAAAGAACAGACCTGCCAGATGTTATATTTTTTGGTGGGGTAACAGATACTATGTTGGAAGATAAATCGCTCGATAGCTATGATGTACTTGTTGATTATTGTAAAGAGAAAAATATAGAACTTAGATTATTTTATTTTTCTCATGATGGTAAAAATAAGTATGAGGAGAATGTAAAGAACTCAAAGCATCAATTTTTTCATTTTAGCACAAACTACATGAGAGATCCAATGAATGAAGTTATAGAAGTACAAGAAGAATTTGAGAAGAAGAATGATTCAATCTTTTTCTCAAATTTTACTATTTATTGGAGAGAAAAGGATGTTCCAAAGAAGTTTTCAGATAGAACATTAGAAGAGGAAGAAAAGGCAATAAGAAGATTGCCTAAGAGAGAATCATTTAGCAGGTTTATGAAAAAGATAGACCTGATAATGAATGTTATGCTAAAGACATATAGACCATATTACTACGCTTCATTTCAATATAGGAACATAACTGGTGGAAGTTATGATGAATTTTTTAATACAAAGCATAATGTAATGAGCGAAGAAATAAATAAAGTACAAGGTGTTGGAGAAAGAAGTTATACAGGAAAAGATGGAATACAAGCATTTAATGATACTGGGGAAATGATAGCAACAGGATTGCATATGTCATATGACCCAGATTTATGGTTATGTGAACAGGGAAATGTGACCTGTGAAGCAGAGGCAGACGATGGAACTAATCACATGAATCTACTACCATTCTGGGATTTTAGAAGTGGTAGTCCAAATAAAAGAATGGACATACCAGAATATCCAGCTACAGGTTGTCCTTGGCTTACTATAGCAGATAGAAATAAATCAGAATATGGTGTTGGGAAAGATAATAAGATTAAGTATTATTTCTCAAAATCAAATAAGAGTGCAACTATTGTGTTTAGGGTTATGGATAAGAGCGGTGTTTATAAGGATTGTTGGCAGACACTTGTATTTGGGTGTTTTAAGTATGATACATATTCAACCATACCACCACTATATGTGGCAGGAGGTAATCAAGCACTAGTGCCAGATGTGTGGGTTTATTACCCACCAGATAATCATGTTAATGGTCTTAGATATTTACTTGATATGAAGAACCCTTGTCTATCAAATAGTAATTTAGCATACCCAACAGATTTTGGTGGAGCACATATGTCTAATTTTAGGGTGTTGTGTTATGATGGTAAGTGGCGAGATGTGTTTAGTATGCAACAGACATATTCAGAGTATCAATATTTTGAAATATGTGGATCACCTATATATCAATGGGGAGTGCCAGTAAATCAACATTCTTATATAGATAGTAGTTCAAGTCATATACATAAGCCAAAGCAACATCTTGATGAAGTGTATAGATCAAATAAGCCAAAATATAACTTGAAGGATAGACACCTATTAAAAAATCCAGTAGAGGTATCTATAAAGCCAAAAGAGGGCGAGGACGAACATAACATACATGGTGTTATAGATAATTGTTATATAGTTCCAGATTTTGACAAGGAAAGTGGAGAACTAGAAACTAAATATAATAAGTATGTATTAGCACCTAATGGTTGGGATGAGAGATTATGGCACTATCCTTGGTATTTAGCAAGAATATACTGGGGTGGAGAAAGTCAACATGGTGTAGAAGATGATGTATACAACACACAGGTATCAAATGAGAGAGCATATAAGAATTATCATGTTAGAGAAAACCACTATGAGGGAAATGAAAATAAGATAAACACTAAATTGTTATTGAAAACTGGTGAAGTAGAGCATATAAGAGATTTTGATATTAAGGAAGATAATAATATCACAAAGGATAATGCGAATACAGAACAGAGAAGAAAATTGATGGAACTGTATATTAACATAAAAAATACAGTTGGTGCTTCTATAATGAAAGAAAGAAGAAAGCCAAATTCGGTATATTGGACAGATGTTATGAATAGACCACCAAAAATGAGAAAAATATCTGGGTTAGCATATTACTGGTCAACAACTGGTTCTTACGCATACAAAGATGGTTTATTGGTTTCACCTATAGATCCATGTGCTCATTCTTATTTATGTCCAAAAACATCATCAGCAACCTCTAATAATAAATATATGGAGGTTATCTGTTTGGATTATATGCCATATGTTATAAGTCAAGATTTTAGTAAGTATGATGGTGATATACCAGAAACAGGACATGGACCAGTTGTTCTACAATTCTATGAAGGTTATTTACCATCAGATGGTGAAATGTATAGTTTTGGAAAAGACGACACTAAGATATTACAGACATGGAGAGATATGATAGATGCTCATAAGAAATATAATAGTATGAATGATTTTATAGTTTTCATATTCGGAGGGCATAAATTAAATAAGTATAAGAATTATTCCCAACAACAATATGTAGACTCATTTATGAATCCAATACAATTTACAGCATTAGATGAACAGATATTTGAGATGTTAAAAGAGATTGATGCTATTGTTATGCAAACTGGTGCAACCTTTCCAAATAAGATGTGTCCAACAGTAGAATCATTTAGGGAGATGATAGAAGACGATAAGTATTTTAATACCAATTTTTCTACTGTTTTATCTGGATTTCTGAATAGGATATTTGAACAGGCAAATACTGGACAAAAAGAGGAGACTATTATAGATTGGGAGGATTATCCAACAATAACAGAACTTCAATTCTATGCAGATGGTAGAACACTACTTGTAGACTGGGGAGATGGCTCAGAATATCAATACTATACTGGATGGGAGAATATTAGTGAATATAGACATTATAGTGATGGGGTAAATAAAAGAAGATATAGAACACGAATGAGACATATATATTCAGATAAAGGAAATTATGTAATCACTATATATGCAGAGAATAATGACAGTTATAAGAATGTGTTTAAGTTACATAAAGACCTAGACAGACATCAGGGGGTTGTTCAGTTCTTTGCAGAAGTACCAGTGAAGAAGGAATTACCAGTATATGATGAAAAAGAGAATTTAACAGGTAAGAAGAAAATTGTTGACGCGGTTATGAAGTTATTCAATGGATTTAGTGTTGATGGGGCAACAGTACCTAGAGATAAAGATGAGAAGTATTTTGGAATAAACCCAGATTTTTACTACACTGTTGAAAGACCGAAATATGATACAGAACATCTACCACAAATAGGAACTGCGTATAATGAGGATGGATTAGTTAATACTGATAAGGATGCAGAAGGAAAAGAATTTGTAGTTCCAGATCAACCATTATTGGGTGAGAAAAATGGTGAGAGAGAAAGATATAGTCAAGAAGGAAAGGTTATATCAAGTAACTGGTTAGGAAGTCTAATAAATTATCAACTCAATGGTAGATTTGAGGATATATTTGAAAATCAAGATAAGACATGGTGGATGATATTACAAAGAACTGGTGAAACAGACAAGCTAAAGGGAGATTTCTGTAAGGATTTCTTTGGTGGTAGATTGAGAACAAAGAACTTAACCAGAAAAGACCACAATGATTTAACAGATTTTTATTTCTATGAGAAGAATATTGTAGAAGATAAGGAATCATGGATTCACATATATGAAAGTACATTTAAGAACATATATTTTAAGGGAGTAAGAGATTCTGCATACTTAGATATTCATAACATAGAGTATTGGGACGTACAAATACATCTATGTAAGAGAACTAAATTGTTATATGTAGACCATTTCTCAGAGCCAAAAGATGGTAATAATATAAGGTTTAATGTTTATTCAGATACAGTATTCCATGTAGTAGATATGAGTGGTAATATGAAACACTATCCATTCTATTGTAAGAAAGAGCAGATAGATAAATTTAGTAAGGCGAATCCAGAATTAACATTTAAGGAGTTGATAGTATAATATGCACAAACGATATATGAATGTTGGTTCTTGGCAGGATAGGGCGAGGCAGTTTATTAAGGATATGCTACCAGATAGGAAGATAACTGATTCTGGTAGCCTACTTAGGATTGAATATCCAGAAAAGGGTATGTATGTCAAGGTCAATATTGACGCTGAATTAAGTGCTTCTGCATACTTTATTGATAGTCCACATAAAAGAGAGGAAGCACAGGACTATATGATATATTCACACCAACACATAGATATGAATGTTAATGAGTTAGACGATGTGGAAACGGCAAAAGCAAGGGCTAAAGTAGAAGGGGCTAACAGTAAAGCATATAGTATAATAAAAGAAACTAAGCTGTATTATAAAGAATTTGCAGATGAGTATTATAGGGATGAAATATCCAAAAGCATATCGAAGATAAGAAAGTTTAAGAAAGTATCAAGAAGGATAACAGGTAAATTTCCAGTTAGGGTGACATTTTCTCTGTATGTCCCAAAAAACGAAAATGTGTTATGCCTAGACTGTTATTATAATAGTGGGTTGTTTTCTTTTGTATTAACAACTGATGAATACCCAAAGACATCAACTCACTATACATTTGGATTTTTTGAGCAAGAGGATAAGTTAATAAAGGGTGGTTTTGCCATACTTGCACAAAAAGCTAAATTTCATGGAAGTGGATATGGACTAGATGAATACAATGATGTGACACCATTATATACTAAATTAGGTGTTGGGAATATTAGGGTTAAAGAATATGATAAAGCAATAGAAGATGCAGAGAAGTTGATGAATCTGATAAAGATGTATGAACTTGCAAAGGCTAGTGAGCCTATACAAGATGATGCAGAATTTCAAAATGCACTTAGTAAGATAATGGAAGAGTTTAAGAAGTCAATAACACAAAAAACTAAAGACTATATAGAAAAAGCAAAGAAACAGAAAATGGATGAGGCATATCATACACAACCAGATATATATGCACCACCGCCAAAACCATTAGATGAACAATTAGAGGATGCTATAAAAGAAGATGTGAAAAAAACGACAAAGCAAATCAATGACTTATATGATAAGATGAAAGATAAAAAGCATCCATCAGATGAGTTGCTTAAAGAGATTCATAAGATGTGGCATGGAGATTTTACACATGATATAGTAAATCTTGAAATTGCACCAGATAGTGATGATATAGATGGAGTAAGTATAAACACTAATGTAATGGCAGTAGATTCGTTTGGAGATGAAAATAATAACTATCTGATAGGGGCAATAAAGGTTATTGTAGATGATTCAGATAAAAAAACTACAAAAATGTTAAATATGGCAACTAAGAAGATGGTAGATGTGCATGGAACAAGCACATGGTTTGTAACAAACTTCTATGAACACTTACCTAGATATGATGCAAGTAAGAGAAAGACTGGTACATTAGTACATACAAAATTTGGTGGGAATATATCATCACCAATGAATTGTGATTTTAGTGCAGAGCCATTATTTACATCAATAACTAAGCACACAACAGAAGATGGTGTTGGGGTGTTTTGGAATCCAGATTTAGAATCATATCAGTTTTCACAAGAAGTTCCAAACTATAATGAGAATAAGTTTATAACACAAACTATATCAAAAAGCGCAGGAAAATGTAATGCAGATATAAACACAGCAAACACAAGCACGGAGTTATTGCCTACTATATTCTATGTTAGAAGAAATCCTGTAGGATTAGAGGATGAAGGTAAAGATGATCCAAAGGATGACTCATTTGGAACATTTAGTAAAATAGGAATGACTAATGATATAAATTTTTGCAGTATGTTTAATATGAGTAGTTTAACAGTATTAACACCAAGAGAAACTGTTAATGGGTATCATGGTTGTTTTTCATTAGGGAAGAGAAAGAATCCGTGGACGTTAAACCAAAAGTGGTGTAGTGAGCAAATACAGTTTACAGGTACTCATTATGTAGATTCACCAATAAAAACAGATGATGGATATGGTTATCTAAATAATTACGGATTGGCATATTACATAGGGGAGGAGATAATGTAGATGTATGAAATAAATAGAATGACAAGTTTAGCAGAATTTGATAAATACTTCTGCAATATCGCTCATGCTTATTGGGGTGGAGATACACTAAGATTTGACGATTCAGAAGAACTAGGAAAGAATTTGATGAGATGGGAGCAGGTCGATGACCGCTTCCACTCTTTTTATGGTAGTACATATGAAGTACCACTAGAATCAGTACCACAGATACAAGATGCTATAAAGATAGCAATAGTTGGAGATAAGTGGTTAATGTCAGAAAACATTCTATATAGACAACCAGAGTATAATAGAATAATGACAGAACTAGAAAACAGGTGGACTATTACACCATATTATTCCATAGTTAAGGAGTTGAAAGACATTTATCCAAACGCAGAAATAGGCGTTGTAGGCGATTATTCAAATGAAGCTACAGAACTAAATACATTAGATAAAGTAATTGACTATGTAAAGGCGCATAAGGATATAGATTATCTTGTGTGCAACACAACAGAACCAAAAAGGGATAAGTTAAAAGAACTTGATATATTATGTTCTGAAAATAACATAAAGTGTTGCGTTATTACTACAATACAAAACACATTAGAGGATTTTACACAACATATAAAAGAGTTAAGGCAAAATGATTATGATATGTTAATATTTGATATTGCAGAGTACATATATAGACACCTAAACATAATAAAGTTTAAGTGCCATGTAGAAGGGACATATACAGGAGATCAAATAGAGAGGGAGTGTGGTTGGCTATATAAAACCAATGAGGATGAGCCATTATCACAGAAGTATTTTGAACATTACTATACAGAAAGTGATGGAAAGAAATGGGCAGCACTATATACAATAAGATATACAGAGTTTATATATAATAAGATAAAACGATTTGTTATAGAGAATCTGTTTAACATAAAGAAAAACTCATATTATATTTCATTCAATCACTATTTTGTTGGAAGCAATATGAATGATACTATTTATGCAAAGTATTTTGGAACTTATGGTAAATATCCACTAGATGGAAAGCAAAACAAGCAATCATATAAAACAGGTGATTTTCATGGTGGATGGAGATGGGAGTCTAAATATTGTAATGATGGAACTCATTGGAATCTATTTAAGAATAGCGGTGAGTTTATAACAGTAAGTGTGTCATTAGGATTTAGTGAGAATCTGTTTTCATGTGAATATTTTGGAGCAACTGGTTATGATGAATGGGTGACAGCAAATGATGGTGTTAAACAGTTCTGTAACCTACTAAAGATTCGTCAATGGTGTCCGCCGGGTGGTCATGAAGTACAGATGATACCATCACCAGTTTTTCATGGAACTGGTTGTCCTTGGTTTGTAATATCAGAAGAAAATAAGGAGCAATACAAGAGTAGAAATGATGTAAAATGTCCAATAGAATTTATAGTTAGACGTGACAACACATCAGCAAGTATAGTAATGCACCTAGATAAAACAGACACAGGAGAAAAGGAGATATTCTCAACAATATCATTTGGTAGATTTGAACATTCACATAGGGAAACTAATACAAGATACTCTCTATATGTGGCAGGAGGAACAACAGGACTTGCTAATGATATATATGTATATCAGCCAGCAGGAGGGGGAAGTTTAACTTATATAGATGGTAATGTGTATGATCTAAATGTTCAAAATATAGCTATGTCAAATTCGGATATTGTAAATCCGACACAGTTTTATAATGCCAGATGGAGTAATTTCAAGGTATTGTGTGAGGATTCAAAGTGGAGAAGTATATATACACTATCACAGGGAGCAGAAGTAAAACCATACCCTTCATGTGGAGGTTCACCACCAACATATGCAACAAGACTTACAGAGCCTAGTAATTTTACGCCAGATTTTATAATAACCAAAAATTCAATGAGCCAAAAGAAAAGATTTTTTGTCAACACAAAAAAGAAGTATAACACAATAAAAAAAGAAGCAAGAGAGTATAATATACAGATGGATGATATATCTATTGTTGTTAATGGTGTTGATAAGGCTAATTATTTCCTAGGTAGTGTTCCAAATGTGTATATACATTATGATTATTTAATGCCACTAGGGTTAATAGGACTTGATGATGGTATGTATTTGAACTTACCATGTGTGTGGGATGAAAGACTGTATCACTATAAAGTAAATCTTGATGTTGTAAATGAAGAGTGGAAACCACTTGATACAGTTGAGGAATATGAAAAGAAGAAGATGGATGAAAAGGGAAATAAGATTCTATACAGAACACTTATAAGATTGGGGGAGATTCCAATATGAAAATAGAATACACAAGTAGTGACTTACAAAACATGATGGATTTCTCCAATGAACTTGACGTTAAAAAGAAGTTACTGAAAATAATAAAAGATGCTATGGTTGAGTTTGGGCTAACAGTTGTTGAAGAGACGCAACAATGGAAAGTAGACATAACAAAAAATGGGGGTAGTAAATTCCCATATGACCCAGATGATGATAAACTATACATAGAATCAGATGATACAACACCAAAAGATTTAACTACATTTGTAGCTTGTATTAAGAAGAAACCATATATAGATATGAAATCAGCAGATAGATCTCCATATTCTAGGTCGGCAGATTCAACAGGAAATGATACAACTGTAGTTGATGTTCTAAATAGAATAATAGAGGAATATGTTGTTTTGTATGATAAGAAAACCAATTCATATCTTTATATAGAGATTTGTAATTCGCATAGAGATAGGCAATATGACTTGTGGTATGATATACTATTTGAGTATGATAAGACAAAAACATATCAGGAGCAGAAATATGGGGCTAGTATATCAGATGCAGTACCACAAATAATTAAGGATGAAGAGAAGTTAGATAAGTGTTTTGAAGTTGGTGTAACTTACAATCCAGAAATGTTCACTGGAATAATATCCGTGTATAGATTTTTTATGTTTAGTAGAGAATTAAAACGTGGAGATTCTATTGTAATAGTTAGGAATAAGGGGTTTATTTCTATATCATATAATAATCCTAAAAGGGAGTTTTATACTGAATCATCAACATTTATATATCAACATAAATCAATCTTAAATCTTGATGGTAATGATATTTTAATTGCAACAAATAGGCTATTGGCTATGGATAAGAATTGGAGAGATGATAAGAGATTTCATTTTTTCTACATGGCAAAGACACAGATGAATTATTTAACATGGTATGATGTCCCATATAAGAAGAGCACTATAAGATGTGTACGAAGATATTTGAAGAATAGATTAGATACCTCATTTGTATTACAAGATGATTTTTATAGTGCAAATAGTGAATGTAAAATAAATGACCCACCAGTAAGTAAGAAATATTATTCTATAGATGGTATTCCAAAGATGGACGCTACCTCAGATTTCTCAGCAGAAGAAGATTATAATAGGCATAGAAACGATAATAAATTAATATCATCCCTAGATAATACAACAACAAGATTTCCATTAGTGTATTATGTTACAAGACAACCAGTTGATACAAATACACTATCGGCAATACTTGAGAATGATTGTGTTAGTTTAGCATCTGGTGTTGGAAAACATAATTTTGATGTTGTTATTGAAAGAGATGAAAGTAATATATCTAAGTATATTTTAATGGGAAAGTTTTTCAACAAAAATCAAGTGATAGTGATGTTTGAGTATTACAAGAAACAAGAAATATTATCATTGATAGACATGGATTTAATTATTCTGAGTGATAAAATATTGTCATATGATAAAATCATTGTTACAACAAATAAAGGTATACAACACATAATAACATCAGAAGAATTAGAAAATGCGTTCTTAGCTAATAAGCCAGTAAACTTGACAGGAGACACTAATTTAGTGTATAATGTAGTTATAGAAACTGATAGGACGTTAAGAATAAAAGAAAAAGGTGATGTTGAGATAACAAGCATTACTGGCATTAGGGGGTAATAGATTGGCATATGTAGTATATGATAACTTAAAGAATCCTAATGAAGTTCTAGCTAAGATGGTTGAATACATAAAAGCAAGAGGATATTCAGTAGTTGAGGACTTAAAGGATGATACAAACATATATAAAAGAGATGTGGTAGATGGAAAGAAGTTCGTGTTTATGGATAGAACTAACACCTATTTTATATATTTAAGAAGTGCAAATGGCACAAATATTTTCGGATTAAATGACGATGCAGATATGGATGCCTATGACGATGATTTCATAAAGGAGCAGAATCATAAAAATTATTATGGAATTGGGGCAACAGTAGGTGAGGGATATTCAAAGAAACAGAGATGGTATAATCAGTTCCAAGTACCTACAAAGTTTAGAAATAAAGAAGTACAAGCAGTATGGATTCCAGTAATTCCAAGAGAAGATACAGAACAGACACTTGTTGGCTCTGATAAACCAGAAGCAGTAAATAAGAATAAGTACAAGCTATATTGTAATAACATATTAAAGCCAAATGATACACTTATATTTTCTGTTGTAGCAGAGAATATAGGTGGGGACGTGAGAGTTGGGCATGATTATAGGTGTGTGCATTTAGTTTTTGGTAATCTATATAAATATGATTCTTGGGAAGGTGGAGTATTTTTTAGTGGCTCATCTGTTCCTAATCTAATGAAGGAAGCAGGAGAAATATTCCGCATAAAGAGAGATTATGAACAAAATCCACTACCATTAGATAAAGACGGGAATCCAAAAAAGGACTATAGTTCGTTCCATGTAGTATCAGATGGCAGCATACTACCAGTATTAAGTAGTGGAGCAATATCAAATACATTCCTAAGAATTGATATTGATGAAGCACCATATAAAGAGCGTGGAGAAGTAAGATGGGCAAGTAGTGGAACAGATAATGTAACAGGAAAGCCAATGTCATTACCAGTAAGAGTAACTGGTGGTGGGAATGGAGAAATACCAAATTATATTTCATTACAATCAAACGGAAATCTTGATTGGGGTAGAGATATAAATACACTTAACTGTTTAACACTTAATATGCCAATATACATGGCGGTAAGAGTAGACCCAGACATACTAAATAACTATGCAGGGGCAGGACAGGTTGCAGGTGTATATTTTGCGTGTAACCTAAATATGCAATCAACAGGTGTGTATGAAATGAGTTATCCAAGATCAGGTGATTTGTGTCAGATATTCTCACACTCAATGAGACGTGGTAGATATGGATATGACGCAATAAGTATTCGGCAGAATGAGGATGATTCAGACAGTTTTGCAGGAGATATAACTACAGATACATCAAGAACATATGGGGTGTAAAATATGGGTAATAAGGCGTGTATATTAGATATTACCCAATCACTCATGCCATCAACAGAAGAACTTATTTGGTTTGTAAAGCCATATTTTAATGGGATATTCGTTCAAGATTGTGACATCCTAGACAGTGGGGAAAGGAAGTTATATGGGGATGAAATATCCCTTTCTGTTTGGTATGTATTAAAATTAAAGTATGGAACACCAGACGGACAACGTGTTTGGACACTAATAGATGGGTACAAATATATCTATCATGCAAGTAAACATGAATTTAATATATATGATGAACATGGAGCAGTGGTGTATAATGTACCAAATGTAAAAAGCATAGCAGATATGCACATAGACTTTAAGGTGCATAAGAGCCATCAATTCATAATTATTATTGATGCTAAGATGTTAAAAGGAACATTTTTGGTGCCAGCAAGATTGGTGAGAAAGGCTTATGGAGAATCACCGATTATGGATATATTTGTGGCATCAGAGAGAGATAAGTATAGAAGAGATAATAGACATAATTATCACGAAACGAGGAAGATGATTCCATATGCGCCAACAAGATTTAAGAAGTATCAGATAAGAAAAGAACTTATTATTTCAGAGATTTATAATGTTGGGCAAGTATGGAGATTGCCAAGAAATGAAAACTATTCACCAGAAATAAATAAGCTATATGGAAAACACATAAAATCAATAGATGCTAAACATAACAAGCCAATATTCAAAGGCAAGGCATTACAGTTCCATATACTATTACCACTACTATCTATAACATTATTTCCGTGGTTGTGTCCAATATTACGGCAAGATGAGTTCTTAAATAACAGACCAGTATATGAACCGTGGTTAATTTGGGGAGTGTATAAATTCTTGACATTGAAACGTGATGAGGAAGAGAATGAAATTATACCAGACGTACTAGAACTTAGCCCCAACTGGTCATACTAAGGAGGGTAGCATATGGCAAATACAAAAATAACAGAAAAATATGAGTATAAAACTGATATATTGAAAATGTATAATGGTGATGAGCAAAGAATAAAAACAAGACAGATACCAAGACATTTTGTAACATATGACTACTCAGCTATGGATATGTACCAAGCACAATATTTAAGAGGAATAGTGAGAATGAGACACACAGATACATACTATGTACCTATGTGGCATCAACCAGTTTATCTTGTAGAGGATTATATAAAGCATAGTAAGGCTTTGTATATAGATATGGATTACGCATATAATCTATTAGACGCAGAATATATAATGATATTCTTCCATGATGATGTATGTGATGTTGGAGTAAATATAATTAAACAGGTTCATAGGTATGATAATGAGAAGATTATGTTAAAGAAGGGTATAAGAAGACCATTATATGTAAAGAATACATTTATATTCCCATTAAAGAAATGTTCAACACAACCAAATGCAGGAATACAGTATGTGTTTAATCATGGCACAGAAGTTGGATTGTCATTTGAGGATTTGAATAATTCAGTAAAGACAGAATTACCATACCCAATATGGCATGATTACCAAACAGATGTAGAAAGATATAATCAATGGAAGTTACCAGAGGAGTATGAAGGAAAAGAAGTGTGGTTAGGAACACCACAATGGCTAGACGATAACTCAGTTGGATTAGCAGTAGATAAAAACATACAAAGACTAGATAATGATACTGGATTATTTACTTATGATTTAAGAGATACATTTAGTTATGATGTTCATACATATGATTTATATTTAATGAACCAGAAGGAGATAAATAATTTTAAGAAGTTTTTCCATCGCATGAGTGGTATGTATAAGAGTTTTTATATGCCAACATGGGCAAATGATTTCCAAGTAGATAGGGATATAGAGGCAGGAGATAATGCAATTTATACAGAATTTGATAGAATGTATAAATTCTATTTAGCAAATGGTAGAAAGAAAAGCCTTATAATATTTACAAAAGATTTTAAGTCATATGTACTAAAGATAAAAACATATACATATGAGAAACTAAAAGATGAAGTAACATATGGGAAACTTATTTTTGAGGATGCGGTTGGATTTAATGCAAAGAAAGAGGACATACTTATGTGTTCATTTTTTAATTGTGTTAGATTCAATGATGATGCCCTACAACTAAATTATGAAGCTAATACAATAGCACAAGTAACAATGACAGTAAAGGAAGTAAATGATCCGCAGATACCAAAGAAGGAAGGTGAGAAATAGTGCCGATAACAGGATATGGTAATCAAGAAGTATCTATAGAAAATGCAGAGCCAATAGAACTATATCTATTCAAGTATTATGATGAAACATATTGTTACACAAGTACATATAGATACCAATATAAGCAGATAAATGGAGAATGGTATAATTTTCAACCAGATTATATAAAGCGTGGGGATAGCTTAAAATTAGGAGATAGTAATGGAACTATAGAAAATTGCACTATTACAGTAAATAGAACTAATAATGTGGCACTATTATATCAAGGAGCACCACCAGAAAGAGATTCTGTAAAAGTAGAAGTATTCCGTATGCACAATGGAGAATATGTTCGCATACTAAGGGGAATAGTAAGTCAAGTAGTATTTAGCGGCAGCGAAGCAACATTAACTATAACTATTGAAAATGTGTTATCAAGAGAGATTCCAGTAGGAAAGCTATCATATTACTGCCAGAACACAATATACGATTCCAAGTGCGGGCTTAGTAGAGATAGTTACGGATTACATTGTTATATAACAGGTGGACATAGTGCAGGAATAAAGGGATTAAAAATAGAATCACCAGAATTAGCCACAAAAGAAAGTGGATATTTTACAAATGGGTACTTGGTAATGGGAAATGTAAAACGTGGAATAAAAGAGCATAAAGATAATTATGTAATAATAAAATACCCAATAAACCTAAGTGAGCGTGAAGGTGAGTTTATGATATATCCCGGCTGTGATTGTCTATTTCAGGTTTGTCATAGAAAATTTGGTAATACAGATAATTTTAGTGGAATACCCTATATACAACCATATGATGCATTTAAGCATCCAGTAGATAATAGACTACCATATTGGGTAGATGATAGTATTATTAGTAGAGATACTCATGGTAAGATTCATCAGATGGGTTTATAATATGAAAGAAGGTTAGAAATGCCAAAGAGAGATAGTAATACAGCCGCAGGAGAAAAATCACATGGAATGAACCCATTTATAGGTTGGGGCATAAGTACATTACTGTTAATGCTATTTAATAGAGGCAAGAAAGGTGGAGACACAACACCACAAAAAGCATCAAGATTTACTTCAGACAATACAAGCAGCATAGGAAGTCCAATTCCAGTAGCATTAGGTAGGGTAATGATAAAGAACCCAATCATATCATATTATGGTGCATTTAGAGCAGATCCATACACAGAAGAGTATGGTATGCACAGTAAGCTAAAAGCAAGAGATATACTATTACCACTACTTATTACCATAATAGCAATTTTGATAACACCAAATACAGTAATAACAAACACTGGTGGCGGTAAAGAAGTAACTCAAGGTGCTAAAAATAGAATGATGATGATGGCAGTATATAACGCACTGTTGACATTACTCATGATGTTATTTAATAGGCATATGGGAAGAACAACTATTCAAAAGGGATTCAAATATTATCTAGGTTGGCAACATATAATTTGTTGGACTGGTGATAACATAGGTGTTAAGAAACTGTGGATGAATGTTTATGATTCTAAGGTAGAGGATTCTACAGAGCAAGGTGTTTGGGACAATAATAATAAAATAGCGTGGGAACAGGAAAATATGCAAGGACTTGCAGCATATATAGATCAACCAGAAATGTTCGGAGGAGTTGACGAAGGTGGTGGATTCACAGGAGAAGTGAGATACTATTTTGGAAATTCAACACAACCAAAAGATCCGTGGATGATAGAACAAATGAAAGCTAGCACAATACCAAATGATCTAAAAGGATTAACACCAAAATATCCAATGTATTTAACTTGTGTTGTATCAAATAAGGATAAGAAAACTGGCGCATATATAGGGAAGCAAGCAACTATTCCAGAAATGTGGTTTGAAGTAGTAAACTATCCAGATAGACTATCAAAGAAATACAAGGATAGTAAGCTAGAACCAATGATAGGACAAGATGCAAACCCAGCAGAGGTCATTTATGAGATTCTAGTAAATGATTATTGGGGATGTGATTATAACACAGATGATAATGTTATAGATGAAGAGAGTTTAGTTAAACTAGGACTTGCTTGCCAAAAGGAAGGATTAGGAATTTCATGCTTAATAAATAGCGTAGCTAAGGCAGGAGACTACATAAATAATATATTAGTACATATAAGTGGAGTTAAATTTGATGACCCAAAAACAGGTAAATTAACATTTAAGTTAATAAGAAATGACTATGACGTGGAGAAGATTCCAAGATTTGACATATCAAATTGTGAATCAATGGAATTTTCACGGCTCGATTGGTCAGAGACAACATCTGCAATAGCATTAACATTTACAGACGCAGAAAATAAATATGATAGTGGGACATTAACAGTATCAGATTTAGCAAATAAGTTGATAACTGGAAGATACCAAGAAAGCACAGTAGATGGAACATATTTTACAACAAGGGATAATGCTAGAAACATGGCTAAAACACAGTTATTATCAGCAGGTTACCCACTATCATCAATCAATTTCAGATGTAATAGGTCAGCATATGATTTAACCATAGGAGATCCAATATTGGTTACTTGGGAACCATTTGGTATTCAACGTCAGGTATATAGGGTTACAGACATTGATTATGGCTCATTAACAAGTGGAATGATAACAGTAACCGCAATAGAGGATGTATTTGGATTTGAGTATACTGATTATAAATATGCAGATATTCCAGATTGGACAGATCCAGAAAAAATACCAGAAGATATTAGTAACTTCTTATTTATTGAAATGCCATATGAGGTAACACGTTCACTAGATACATATATAAATGCGTGGGCAGCAAAGCCAAGCCAGCATACTTATAAGTGGATGATTTGGAGACATGAAGAGGGTAAGTACAATAGAATGTCAGAAACATCAAATTGGTCTATAATAGGAAGAATGGTAGTTGGCGCAGAAGAAAATTATGGTGTTGATAATACTATAGAAATAAAAGCTATAGGATTAGATACAGAGAAGTTATTTGACCAGAAACGTGGAGAAATAGCAGAAGATAAATATTCTCAAAATAATAAGAGTGGTACAAATCTATTTGTGGCAGATGGAGAGATAATGTCATATGAGAGTATAGATAGACTTCCTAATGGCAACTATGTACTAAAGAATGTAATAAGGGGAGTATTTGATACAGTACCTAGAAAGCACTATCCAACAAGTTATTGTTATTTCTTTGATTCAAGACAAGATGTGAACAAGGGAAGACCAGTAGCAAGGATAGGTAGCACATCAAAAGAATCACTAGAGATTACAACAGCAACACCAGATAGGGAACAGGATTTTGATAAGGATAAGACAACAAATCTATTAACTGCAAGAAGAAGTGAATCACCATCAATAATGGGTAATTTACAATTTAGTGCAGATAAGGGTAAGAAGTCTGAGTTCAAGTATAACTTCCCAGCAGGAACAGTATTTACTTGTGGTATATATTTTAGATCTCACACAAGAAACAAATTTGGGGAAGGTGGAATTAAATCACATTTAGATCCATCTGTTGATGTTGGAGAGAATATACAAAATATTGTAAGAGTTCATTGTAATGGAAGAGAATTTGAACTATCATATCCTGCTGTAGTAAATGGTGTAATGCAGGAAGAATTTAAGTTTAAGTGGGAAGAGTTCTGCGAGAAGATGAGAAATAGAATCATGGAATCAAATCAGGCTCATATAGAAATATTAACCTATGATAAAGATAAAGGACTATATTCATATGACAAATATGAAAAGGATATAATATTAAATGTACCTAGAATAGTGGGTGTTGTAGATAGTGTATCTAAAGTACAAGATTACATAGAAAGCATTACAAAGGAGACAAATATTTTTGTTCCTGATACCACTGTATCAGTACAACAGACAATGACATTTGAAGATGGCGCATTAGTTCTTGTTGGAAAGAAGGGCGGCACAAAGAATCAAGTCAAGGGACAAGATGGGCAGATGTATGATGTAACAGGATATGAAGCATACAGAATAGATGGAGTTGATATAGATTATAGTACAACACCATATATTTATACACCAGTATATCATAAGATAATATTAGGAGAAGAATTTATTTTTAGGAGTAATTTTAACTCATTAGGAAATAATAAAACAGACTATTTCAGAATAAGAAGTGGAAATATTATACCATATGATTTATATGTCAAACCTTGATTTTTTTCAAGAAATGTGTTATAATATAGCATAAGGGGTGATAGAGTGGCAGATAGAACAAGAAAATTAAAACTATTAAGAATAAATGAGAACTGGCAATTTTCTGATGATTCTTTTAATAAATTTATAGATGACGCAGATAATATGTTAGTTGGAAAAGACCATATTCAAGATGCAAGCCATTGGACACTTTGGAAACCAAATACAAATTATACTGTGGGAGATATTGTAAGATATAAAAACCTAAAATCATCCCAATATGCTTATTGCACAGTAGCAGGACAGACAGATACAACAGAGCCTAGTAATAATGTTACTGGCTCTGTTATTACATCTGGAACAGCAAAATTCCAAGTGTTAGATATTGTAACAGGAACATCACAAGATGGTGTTATATCACTATGGCTTAGTGGAACATATTATAAGCGTGGAGATGTGGTACAGTATGGAGATGTGCTATATAAATGCACAAGACCACATGACGCAACCACATTTGAAGCTAATAAAAATAATTGGCAGGAAATATTTGCAAGTTTAAGAAAATGGAAGAAGCAAACATTTTATAATATAGGAGACACTGTATTAAATGATGGTGTTGTATATGAATGTAAGACAGCACATACATCTGAAAACACTTTCAAGGAAGAAAAGTGGGAAAGACTATTTGAGATTGGTGTAGAGTTTTCCCCGTTAAAACAGTATTATAGGGGAGATGTAATAAGATATGCCAGAAATCTATATAAGGCAAAGAAAGACGTTAAGGGTAATTTTCAACTTGAAGATTGGGAAAAAGTAACAGATGTAATAAAGTTTTGGGACGATAATAAGAATGAACCATATTTAACAGGTGATACGGCAGTAGTACATAACACACTTGTTACTGTTGGAAATATAGGTACAACAGATTTAGGCAGTAATACAAAACCATTAAATGCATCTATTGCAGAATTTAATTCAAATGCACTTAAATATCCAGTAGGTACTGTAGTTAGCAAGGATGGTTCAATTTATCAGAAGATAAAAGATGATAACGAATCAGACTATACAACATTCGATGAAGCAGTAAGACAAGGTTCATGGAAAAAGATAAGTAATAATCAGATAACACCATTTGAGAATAAGTCATATAAAGAAGGAGAAATGGTGTACCATGAAGGAAGTATTTATGTAGCAAAGGTAGATACAGGTGGAGCACCAGTAACAGATACAAGTAAATGGGAAGCATTGGGCGGAAGTGGAGAATCCACAGTAAATGAATGGAAGCCTAACACTAAATATAAGGATAACCAATTAGTAACATTCCAAGGAATACTATTAAGGGCAAAGGCTCATGATTCACAAACTGATATTGATTTTTCAAAATTTGATGTTGTGTTTGCAGGAATTAAATCTCATGTAAAAAGTAGAGAGTATGGAAAAGATTCTGTAGTAAAAACGCAGGATGGAAAGCTATATTTTGCATTACAAAATGTCCCTAAGAATAAGGAAATAGAGGACAAAGACTTTTGGAAAAGAGTTAATGTTCAGACAAGCATAAAAGACTGGGAATCAAATAAGCAATATTTAGTTGATGATGTTGTAACAAGAAATAAGGATATTTATAGAGCAATATCTGATACTAAAAACGCAACATTTGATATAACAAATTGGGAAAAACTTGTTAATGGTGATTTCGGAGAGTGGAAACAGAATACAGATTACACCACAGGACAATCAATAACTATAAATAAGTTAATGGTGAAGTCATTAGCCAATCATAATTCTGGTTCAACAATTCCACAAGATAAGTATGAAGTGATGTATGCAAGTATACCACAATGGAGCAGATCAGCATATTATCCAGCAGGAACATTAGTAAGAGATACTGATGGAGCATTTTACTACAGTATTACAAATGTAAAAGATAAGGATATAACACCTACCGATTGGGTGAAGATGGGAAGTCTAAACGATTGGAGTTCTGGAAATCAATATTTTGCAAAAGATGTTGTGTGGTATAAAAATGATTTATACAGAGCCAAGGTAGATTCATCAGATTCTCAGTTTGATATTTCTAAATGGGAAAAACTAACGCAAAATGGAACTATAAAAATTAGTACATACACAGCAGGTAAAAATTATGAAGTGGGAGAAGTAATAAAACTTGCTAGTGCAGATACATTCTATTATGTGAAAAATAATTTTACAGCGACAACAGAAGAGAAGGACATAGGAGATACACCAAATTTAACACCACTTGTTGCAATACTTGATTTTGATGGTAGGGCATACGGATTTAGAGATGTTGTTCGATATAAGGGGAAGTTATATAGGGCAAAAGGGATTATAAAATCAAAACAAGAATTTAATCCAGATGAGTGGGATATACTAAACTACTCACAAGCAATAAGAGATTGGGAAGCAAAAAGTGTATATGAAAAAGATTCGCTAATAACTATATATGACATATCATATCAAGTGAAACAGGATTTTAAGACACAAGATGTATTTAACTCAGAATTTGATTATGTAAAACCACAATATTCAAATATAGCAAAGTGGAGAGAGGGAGCACATTATAAAGAAGGAGTAACAGTAGTAAGTGAAGGAAAACTTTATAAGTGCATAAAGACACATAAATCAGTTCATGGTGGAGCAGGGTATATAGATACTGTTGATAAATGGTTTATGACAACTTATCCAAATGGAATTGGGTTAGCAACAGGTGGAGGATCAGGTGGTAGTTCTTGGAGCACAGTTGTACCAGAATTTGAAATACCTGTTAATGGAAAAACCTTATATGAGGTTATTTGTAGATATTCACAGTGGGGTAATGCAGGGTTTGGATCTTTCAAAATAATATGTGTAAATACTGATAATAGTGAGACAGAGTTGTATGATGGTGAATTTCCACCAAACTATCCAATAAAAGTCTACGATAGGGTTAAATCAATTAAGATAAAAATTACTGGTGAACATATGGGAAGTGGATTTTATGGTGACAATGGATCTTTAGTGTTATCAGATATAATTCTATCCTACAAGAATGATAACTGGAAACTAATCGGTGATGTAACAAAGATTCCTGATTGGCAGAAATATAAGAAGTATGAAAAAGAAGATGTAGTATATCACGAAAAAGGACTTTATAGATGCAAAAAAGACCATGAAGACGTAGCAGAGTTTAGTAGAACTTATTGGGATAATATAGGTGGATCTGGTGGTAGTGGAGCAACCATATCAGACTGGAAACCAACTTTTGATTACTCAAGTGGGGATATGGTATTTTATAACGGAAAGTTATACAGAGCACCACATAATATTGCAGGAGCAACTACATTTCAACCAGATTGGGATTTTGTAAATGATAATACATTTGCGAAAGACTGGGTAGCAAATCAAGAATACGAAAAAGATGAAGTAGTTGTTGTAGGAAACTCATTATATAGGGCAAAAGCTAAAATAAAGAAAGCAACATTTGATGATGCAGATTGGGAGAAATTATCTCAAAGTGTTTCTATTGCAGAATGGAAACCATCTACAATGTATAAAAAAGGTGACATTATCACCTATAATAACAGCATATACAGAGCTGCAAGCGACCACACATCAACATTAGCATTTGAAATAGATAAGTGGGAAAGCCTGTCAGGTGGGGGAGCAGGTGGCTCAGTAGTAGGATGGAAACAGATCACAAAGCTAAACACGCCAGCTAGTACAAAAGTAACAATAAACTTCCCAGAAACATTAAATTTCTGTTTTCCACCAATAGATGTATTACAACTACAGGCAGGAACAGCAAATGTAATAATGAACTCATACACGTTTGACGTTGGTGATGGTAGTAGATTTGAATATGACGAAAACAAAGTAAAGTTTGATGGAACAGTACATTGTAATACATCAATAAAAATTCCAATGACTACACCAACAGCATTAGGAAGTGGGTTTATGTGTATGTCAGATGAGATAGACTTAAATGATTATAATAGTGTGGAAGGTGTTTATGTATAATGATTGAAATATATAACAACTTAATAAGAAAAAATGCCAACGGTGCATTTAGCGAAATTGGTGGTGCATTAGGACTTAGTAGAAAGGGGTTTCATATACCTCAAGGAACAGTTGTCAATATCACAATGAATCTTGATTTAACAGTTCCATTTACGCTAACTTTTTGGCTAAAGGGTGTACCAGATAATTACCACCCATTTTATTCAATAATAGAGTTTTTATTAGAGGATAATAGCCTATTCAGTGTTTTATATTATCCTAACAGGGAGACTATGGTTATTGGAGGACAGGAAACACAGAGAGGGTACACAATGTATGGAGAAGCAGGTAGAAGATGGCATTTTGTATCATTAACATTTGAATATGGAAAAGTCTATTATTGTGTAGGGGGAAATTTACACTCTGCGGATAATGCTATAATGATAACAAAGCCAGTAAAAGGTATTGTTATTGGGAAGAGCAGCACCTTTCAAAATGGAACAGATTATGATAACATATTTATTGATAATATGTGTATACATTTTGATAAATTTTATAAACAGGCTTATACACCACCAACAGAATATTTTGTTGGAGAAAATGTGATAGAATATACTAATCTATACATAGGAGAAGATAAGAAAGTATTTAAGGTAGGTGATTAAATGCCATTAGTAAAAGTAGCAGATAATTGGGACGCACTATCAGATACAGAAAAGGTAGCGTTATTTGAAGCAGCAAGTTATGCACAACCAGAAATTGAAGATTTAAGAAAACTTGGAAAATTTAGAGTTGTTACATATAGTAAGGATAATGAGCAAGCAATCTGTTCTATAAGTGCAACACCAAAAGTGCAAATAGTATTACCAAAAGATTTACTCAATATAAAACAAGTGGAAGATATAAACAAAATTACAATAACACAAAACAAAGTTGATAAAAATAGAGTGATAAATAAAGCCTTATTGCATTTTGATAATAAGTATAGAGATGAATATGGCACTACTTGGGGTGCAAATAGCGGGTGTAGTTTTGTTAATGATTGTAAATTTGGAAGCAATGCCGTAAAATTTAATGGTGGAACAATACAATCACAACAAAATATTGATTTTGGCACTTCTGATTGGACAATAGACTTCTGGCAAAAGAGTAATTCAACACAAGCACAACCTTACGCAACATTCTTTTGTGATAGTTATTATAATGTTAGGTTGGAAACAAGAAGAATTGTATTGAAATCAGGAGATACAACACAAGCAGATTATCAGTTTACTGCACCACTATCAGATGATAATTGGCATCATATAGCAGTTGTAAGAAAAAATGGTGTGTTTTATGTATTTCAAGATGGTGTTAAGCTAAAAGAAATAACAGATGCAAAAACAGTATCATTTCATCTAAGAGGAATAGGTCATTGCCCGGGTTCACCTTCAAATACATATCTGGATGGAATTATGGATGAGTTTAGTTTAGTTCCATATGCAAAATGGACAGATAATTTTACTCCACCAACAGCACCATATGATAACCCACCAGAAGTAAAGCCAAATGATATAAGATTTGCATTTACTATTGATAAAAATAAATACTATACCTATAAAAATAGTGCTTGGGAAGAAATACAATCTAATGAAATACCAACAAAAGGAATAGTAAAAGAAGCAGTAGAGGCTATACCAACAGAAAAATGGCACGAATTAATAACTGAAAAAGATACTAAGGTAATAAGTAAATTAGGTATAGCATATAGTATTCAACAAAGATATGTAGATGATACTTGTAATATAGACAACCTCAGTCTTACTATTTCACAAAAAGGTAAGTGGAGAAAAATGTTACCGCATAGTCATTATATGGTAGATTTTGTAGACAACGAAACAGTAGAAGTAACACTAAATAATGCAGGAAGTTATAAAATCAACTACTGCCTAGGAGGATAACGTATGGCGATCAAAATTGATGTTCGGTTTATTCCCTCCCCAATAGGGGGGGGGAGATACATGACAGATGTGGGAATCCTTGGGTAAAAACAGGAACCCCAAGATTTATACGAGAAGGAAAATATGATAAATATTCGTATGTAGGAGATATAAATACTAATTGGAGAACCTATGAACCTGTAGATTATGGTGTAGGAATTGGTGATTATACACTAGAAGCATGGCAGAATTATTTAGCAGATAATATAGATAAAAATACTATACAGTTAAGTGATGTTGCAGGTGGTGCGAAATACTCTGGTAATGCAAGTAAATCATTATTCCTAGGTGGAACATATAATTGGTATGGAACTGCATGGCAGTATAGTCCTAATCCAAGTGGTTGGCATCATAGAGCATTGGTTAGACATAATGGCACTGTAACATTATATACAGATGGAAAAGTAACAGCTGTTTTAGCAACAAATGATACTCATGATTTTAGTGGTATGAGTTATGCAATTATTGGTAATGGATATAATTTAGACAGGGCATTATATGGGTATGTAGAAAGTATAAGATTTGCTAATCATGCAATATATACATCAGAGTTTATTCCAGAAAGATTTAACAAAGATAAATACTTATATATAACTGAAAATAAGGGAGTGTATAGTGAAATATGATAAACGTAGACGTACATTTTGACCCCTCGGGGGGGGATAATTGATAAATGTGGCAATGAATGGATAGCAAGAGGAACACCACAAATTGTAAGTGGTGGAAAATTTAACCAATATTGCTATAGTGGTGTAACAGATGTAAATTACCACACGGATAAGCCAATAAATTTTGATATAGGCACAGGGGACTATACGGTAGAATTTTGGGCTAATTTTTATCAAAATGGACACACTGATTGTGTATTAGAGATTAGTGCTGAAATTGGTGGTATGACAAGCAATTATCCAAACTATATAATACTTGGTGGAATGTATCAATCATATGCAGGAAATCAACAAATTGTTTACTGCCCGACAAATGAATGGGTACATTATGCCCTTGTAAGAAATAATGGAGTAGTTAAATATTATCAAAATGGAAAAGAAAAATTCTCTGTAAGTAGCAATTATGACGTTAGTAACTTCAAATATATGTGTATTGGAAACGCATATTATCATAGTCAGAATATTAGAGGACTGATAGACTCAATCAGAGTAGCAAATCACGCAATATACACGAGGGAATTTACTCCAAAAAGGTTTGTAGACTATAAATTGTTATATGTAGCAGAGGATAAGAAGGTATATGAAATGAGGTGATAACTCACGGAAATATTATTAGCAGCAGCTAATGCAATAGTGGTAGCATTAGTTGGATGGATGGTAGCAAAGTTTAAGGCTCGTGAAGCAAAGCACGATGAGGAATCAAGACGAAGAGATGCTGAATACAAGGCACTAAAAGATGGTATGAGAGCTATTTTAAGTGATAGAATATCACAGTCAACAGAATATTTTACCACAATAGGTGGCATAACGGTATCTCAAATGAGGAACATAGATTCTTTATATTCCTCGTATAAAAATCTCAACGGGAATGGTACAATAACAGCACTTCACGAAAAAGCTATGGCACTACCAATCATAACAGATCATGAATTTCATATGAGATCAAGAGGTTGTGGAAGATATGATAACAACACTTAAAAGAAACATATTAAAATTGGGTAGGTGGTGTGAAGCTAACCACCTCACCCTAATTTTCTTATGCGGGGCATATATACTAGGATTTATAGGAGTATGGAGTGTATCACTATTATTTGGGTATTGGGCAAATGCTCTATGGGCTATGCACTTTGAATTAAACGCAGGGTACACGTTCATGGGAACTATAGCAACGGCGGCAGTAAGTGTATTTGGTATAGCATGGACAGCAAATTCAAAATACAAAACAGATAGTGAATTAAACAGCCCACAAGGTAAGAAACCTGTATATGGTGGAAATGACGAAGGAGGTTGATATTTTGGGAAGATATGTAACATTAGACGAAATAAGACAAATAGCAGAGGATAGTAGAGAGGATATTTGGGCATTAGCTAAGAAATATGGTAGAGAACCTAAGATATACGTACATTGGACGGCAGGTTCTCATTCCTCAGTTTTTGACGATTATCATATAAATGTAACAGGTGATGGTCAAATTTACATCTCAACAGATGATTTTTCAGATATATTAAAACACACCTATATGAGAAATTCTGGTGCAGTAGGGATTGCAATGTGTTGTGCATATGGTGCATCTCCAACTAATAGTCTTTGGGATTACCCACCTACAGAAAAACAGATTGAGATAACTGCACAAGTTATAGCAGTAGTAGCAAAAGCACTATGGCTAACTATTGATAAGTACCATGTATTAACACACTCAGAAGCAGCAGATAATTATGATGAAGAATACCCACATGAGCCATATGGTTATTTTAATGGATGTGATAAGTGGGACTTACTATTCTTATGCACACCAGAATCACCATCAGCACCAGATAGTTACGAAGATCCTGCAAATGGTGGTAATGTACTAAGAGGAAAGGCAGCATATTACAGTGATAAACTATAAGGGGTGAATTAAACTGAATGAATTTTTTAAGAAACATATTTACGGTGTTCTCACTCTCCTTTGTGTTATTGCTGCTGGGTTCTTCTTATGGTCAATGTTATCAGATAACGGAAACTCAGTTAATAGCCTTAGAGAACAACTTAACACAATTAGAGAAGAACAACAACGAACTGAGAAATCTCTTGAACGAGTCCAATCTGAACTTGACACAAGCAGGAGAGCAGTCGATAGCCTTGAGGAATCAAATAGAAACGCTCAACGAGCAGTTGATAGAATCTCAGAAGCAAATTCAAGAATTAAGGAATCACTTGATAGAAGCACAGAAATCAACAAGCGTAGCGCAGAACTCATTGGAGACAGCGAACAAAGAATTAGCGAAAGCAGGAGAATCCTTCAAGAAGTTAGAAAAACAAAGGAAGAGCCTTGAATTTAAGAATAAAATATTAAAAGTAGCCGTACTAGGATTGATAGGAGTTATAGCAATAAGAGGATGAAAAATTCCTCTTATTTTTGTCTTGACATTCATACAATAATGTGTTATCATATACACAAAGGAGGATGAGAGGCATGAAGATCAATAAGGAAAACGTAGAGAAAATGAGAGCAGCTATCAAGTATTTTGATAAAGAAGTAGATAAAATTAAGTGGCTAAATCAACTTTTGGATCATATTAGTGGAGATGCAACCATATGTATTAAAAATACAGGTACAGGTAACATAATGACACTTGATGATGAATCTGTTTCAGTTCTTAGAAGTAGTGTTATAGGTAGAATAACTTGGAAGGAACAGGAGTTGGGGTTGTGAAAAAGTTATTTAACAAAGCACTCTGTTGTGCATATGAAGGTTGGGGAAACTACATTTGTTTCTATGAAGATAATAGATGGGTAAATGATGTTGGTGCTATCAGTTATGGTACAGTAGGTGTTGCACTTGTAGAAATGATGCAATATGGTAGAGATAGTTGTCTATATGACAACTCAGGAAATGTTGTTGCATATACATTAGAAGGAAAATATCTATACTTAAAATTAAAAGTTTCTATTTATAAGGAGATAATTAAAGATAAGAGTGTGTTCAATGAAATGGAGATCCCTTTTGAGGATGTCTATAAGTTGTTGGAGAATTATGTAATTAAATGGATTTAGGAGATTAAAAATGAAACTTGAAATTAGAGCATATAGTGGACTTCCTTGTGAGGATGAGGTGTTTACCATCAACGGAATTGAGGCGAGTAAGGACGATTTTGGGGAAGTAAATATGGAAGGAATCGGGAATTATTCTTGCTTGCTTATGGGGTTCATGCCAAAGATGCCAAAAGAAAGTGTGTTGAAAAAATATAATATTTCATTAAATGATTATGAGGAAATTGTGGAACAACTAAATGAATTATTTAGCTATGGTAAGTGTTCTTGGTGTGTGTAGGGGATGAGAAAATGATTAAGTATGTATGTGGTGACACTGAAAAGGTACTTGATGAACTCTTGGTAATTCAACGTGCTCTTGAAAAGGAAATTAGAGAAGTTATGACAGAGTTCAGAAACCTTAGTGAATGTGGTGATGAAGAGTTTGGTAAATACTCTGCTGCTATTTGGTGCATTGTTCAAGATTATCATAAAGTAAATGAACTTGAGAAAAACATCGAAAAAGTTAGTGGAGGTGTTGTCCTTTCATTTGGAACTTTTCACAAACTTAAAAAGTACAATTCTAACATAGAAAATGTTTTTAAGGGTGTCTATAGAGAGTGCTAGTTGTTAGAGAGGAATGATGTAATATGCTTAGAATAAGATGTGATAGACCAGATGAGTTAATTCAATACCTAAGAAGTACAGTAACAGCTATTGAACTTGAGTCAACAAATAGGCTTCTTGAGTATAGGTCAGATAAATTAGTAGGTACTGGTAGTGTTGCATATGAAATTACGAAACTAGGAAATGCTAGAAGTGAGATTGTTGATGTTGTAAACAAGATAAGGTACAATCAACCAGATGTTGTATATATGAACATTAAAATACTTGAGTATCTTAATAAATACAATATAGACTATCCAGATGATTTGATTGTTAGAGAGGTTGTAGTGTAATGGAAGATCGTGTAAAGAAGGTACATGATTTATTAGAAGAATCAATGTATATATTGTATGACATGGAAGCATGGGATGGTAAACTTCCTACACTTTTAGATGAGGCATATAAGGATATTGATAAAGCATTTAGAAATGTTCGTGAGTATCTTAGGGGATAAACATGAATAAGTATTTTGAAGTAGCAAAAGCAGGAGAAGAATAGAAATGAAAATGAAATTTTTTGAAAAGGCAAGAGATGCTAGTAGGCTTAGTGACCATGCAAAATATTTCCTTGGCTCAGTAGTGGTATATAAAAATAAAATTATAGGCGTGGGATGGAATACCACAAAGGGAAATCCTTTACAACAGGAATACAATGAGAAATATAGATTTGGTAAGGACGATAAGGATAAGGGGTGCTTACACGCAGAAATGCTTGCTCTACTTCATGCTAGACCATATTTGAAATCATTAGATATGTCAAAAGTATCTATATATGTTTATAGGGAAAACAAGAGTGGGGAGATAAGAATGTCAAGACCTTGCCCTGCTTGTGGATCTTACATAAGGGAATTAGGCATTAAAAACATATATTATACAAGTGCAGATGGATATTGTCATGAAACTTTGGAGGAATTGAAATGAAACTTTTAGTACATTGGGTTGGTGGAAAATCAAGAATTGTTGATAACTTAAAGAGTTTAATGCCAGAAGAGTATGGTGATTATTATGAACCATTTCTAGGAAGTGGGGCATTAGCATTTTCTCTTAGTAGTGATAAGAGAAAATATCTGTCAGATATTAACAATAGGTTAATTACAATGTATGAAGAGGTAAGAGATCATCCAACAGATGTAATTGATTATATCAGTAATCTTGTGAATACTAAAGAAGAGTATTACAGGGTTAGAGATATTTTTAATACATCAAAAGATGTGATAGAAATTGCAGCCTGTTTTATTTATCTAAATAAACGAGGGTTTAATGGACTATATAGAGAAAATAGTAATGGATTGTTTAATGTACCATATGGCAAGGCAAAAGGAGATATTGATTTTAGTGCAATATTTGATATGTCTGGTGTATTGTCTAATCCTAATACTTATATAGAGCATAAACCATACAGTGATATTACACCAAAAAGTGGTGATTTTGTATATATTGATCCACCTTATGTTGGAACTTTTGCTTCTTATACTAAAGAATCATTTGATCATGAGAAACTAAAAAAGTTCATAGATAAACTCACTAACAACGGAGTTATGGTAATGTTTTCTAATAGTATTCATGCAGAAGAATTGTATAAGGACTATAATATTTATCATGTAGAGGTTGGTAGGCAAGTTAATAGTGACCCAACTAAACGTGGTAAAGTTGTAGAGATTATTGGAACTAATTATTGAGGAGATATTGAAATGAAGGTTCGTAAGGAGAAATTTGCTAATGCTTGTAAGGAAGCATTAAGTAAAATTGAAATTAGTTTGGATAGACTTAATAGTACAAATCCAGAAGATGATCAAGAAGCAGAGTTTTTAACAAGGAATATTAAGTACATTAAAAATGATAAAATAGTATTAACATATGAGTTGTTTTTAGCAGGTAATATATTTATTGATTCGTATGAAGTGAAAGATGTAGTGTTAGAAATTTTATCTAAATATATTGATGTAAAGAGGTGTTTACAGTGAAAGTATTGGTAGCTTGTGAAGAATCACAAAGAGTATGCACAGCATTTAGGGATTTGGGGCATGAAGCATATTCATGTGACATTGTTCCCACAAGTGGAGATCACCCAGAGTGGCATTTTCAAGGTGATGTAAGAGAGATGTTGGATTGGGGATGGGATATGATTATTGCATTTCCACCATGTACTTATATGTCAATAGGTAGTGCTTGTCGTATGTACCCAACTAAAGGAGTATTGGATGAGGATAGGTTTAAGAAATCGCAAGAAGCAAAGAAGTTTTTCATGGAGATCATGAACGCAGATTGTCCACGAATTGCTATTGAAAATCCACGCCCATTGAAAGTAGTTGGGCTACCAAAAGAAACACAACAGATTCAACCTTGGCAGTTTGGAGATCCATATACAAAACTTACATACTTGTGGTTGAAAAACCTACCAAAACTTATTCCAACACATAATATGAAAGATATTGCTATGCCGTGGGTAAATGCAGGAAGCAAGAAAGCAGATGGAACACCACGAGATAAACAAGGTGTTAAAAGTCCTTCTAGGGATAGGAGTAAAACATTCTGGGGCGTCGCCAGAGCGATCGCAAATCAGTGGGGTGGTAAGGTATGATACAGGCAAGTTATGGAGAGCCTAAAAAACTCTCCTGCTTGCAATCTTGTTTTTTGCAATTTGAATATAAACCACAAATAGTAGATGCTATAAGAACAATACCAGATAGGTTTTATAATGCAAAAGATAAGATATGGGAAGTACCAACAGATAGTATTCCTGTATTAAAGCAAGCATTAGTTGGCGAGAAATGGAAGTTTACTGGAAGAGCAGCAACAAGAAAAAGTATGCTAGATAAAACCCCTAAATTTCATTATGAGCCACCAAAAGAAATGAAAACAGAGATGTATAATTTCCAGAAGGAGGATTTTAACATCTTAATGAACCATGATAAGTATTTAGTGTTATCTGAGATAGGGACAGGTAAATCAATTACAACAATTTCAGTGGCATTAAAGCGAAAGGAAGTAAATAAAATAAAGAGATGCTTAGTAATAGCTTGCGTAGCCTCTCTAAAATTTAACTGGGTAAATGAGATACAAGAACACTCAAATGCAACAGTAAAGGTTTTGGGTGGGGATAAGAGTAGTATATCATCTCAAGATAAGTTGAATCACTTAAATAATCTTGATGATACATTTTTTATTGTAACCAATATAGAGACATTAAGAAACAAGGAGATTTTGGAAAAGTTAAAGAAACTAATCCGTAGTGGTGAGATAGAGATGCTTATTTGTGATGAGGCTCATAAATCTAGTAACCCATCAAGTCAACAAGGTAAGGGATTACTTGCTATATGTAAATACCTAAAGTATATCTATTTACTTAGTGGTACACCATTAACAAACTCGCCAGTAAATGCGTATCTACCTCTAAAGTGTGTTAATGGTGAGAAAACTAATTTTACACAGTATCGAGGACGTTATTGTGTATATGGAGGTTTTGGTGGCTATCAAATTGTTGGTTACAGAAACCTAAAGGAGTTACAAATTAAGATAGACTTGGTATCTATAAGGAGATTGAAAAAAGATGTAATGGAATTACCTCCACAGATTTTTATAGATGAGGTTCTTGAAATGGGTAATGACCAACGTAGGGTTTATGAGAATGTTAAGAAAGCAATTTTAGCAGACTTAAATCCAGATATGTTGGCACTAGATCCAATGACTGTAATGCTAAGAGCGAGACAAGCAACAGCATTTACATCAATAGTATCACCAACAGTGGATGAGTCCGTAAAGTTGGAAAGATTGAAAGAATTGGTTGAGGAAGCAGATAGTAAGGTTGTTGTATTTAGTAATTGGACAACTGTTACAGATATTCTTGAAAAGCATTTTGATAATTATGCTATTGTTACTGGTAATGTAAAAGATAGAGAGGCACAAATTAAGAAGTTCAAAGAGGATGATAATTGTAAAGTTATTATAGGAACTATAGGTGCTCTAGGAACAGGGTTTACATTAACAGAAGCGACCACAGCCATATTTTTTGATCAACCTTGGAATTTTGCGTCATTCACACAAGCAGCAGGTCGAATTTATCGTATAGGAACAAAAGGTAGTGTAAATATTATTTCACTAATTTGTAAGAACACTATAGATGAATTTGTTAGTAGGACTATAAAGAAAAAGAGGATGCTAGGCGATGCGATTATTGACAGGCAATTCAGTGTTCAAGATGAGAAAATTTTATCGTTCATGATGGACGGAATAGGAGATTTTTATTCTTGACATTTACTCAAAAGTATGATATGATATACATATACTAAAACAGAGGAGTTGATGAAGTGGCAGTTATGTACTTTCTCTTAGTATTTTTCATTGTCTATGTGCTAATCAGTATAAATTCTAAATATATAATTAGACTCATAGATAAGTGGCTTGATAAAGTAAGGGAGGAATAAGTAATGACACAGATTAAATTAGCAATTAGTGGGATTTTGGCACTATTCATCGTAGCATTTGGATGCCTAACAATTTATACAATTCCAGCAGGGCATATGGGAGTTGTATTTAATAAGATGGCAGGTGGTGTTCAAGATAAACCACTAGAGCAAGGTTGGGCTTTTGTAGCACCGTGGAACACAGTTTCAAAATATCCAATTTCTACAGAACTCGCATATTACATCAGTGGGAAGCATGAGGATAGAGACGATGTAGATGATAGCATTGTCATTGGAACAAAGGATGGTAAAACAATCAAGGTTGACGCTCAAGTAACATATCATATGTCACCAGATAAGTTATCACACATTTATAACAAATTCAAAGGACAAGATGATTCTGTTATTGAGTATGGGTATATGAAACAGAATTTCCAGAGAATAGCCAACGATATTTCATCTCACTATTCAATGATGGATATTGTTGGGGAGAAGAAGGATGAATTTAATCAAGAACTTTTTAAGAAGGTATCAGAGTTCTTTGACGAGGATGGTATCATCATCGAACAAGCAAGTCTAGGTAAGGTAGAGCCAGATGACGCCACAAAGCAAGCTATTCAAAATGTTGCAGATGCACAATATAAGCAGCGACAGGCAGAATATGAGAAGGTTGCAGCAGAGGCAGAAGCAGAGAAGAAGGTTGCAGTAGCAAAGGGTGATGCAGAAGCAAAACGTATTCAAGCAGACGCAGAAGCATATTATAACCAGAGAATCAGTGAGAGCACAACAGAAAATGTTGTTCGTTTGAAGCAGATTGAGAAGTGGGATGGAAAACTGCCTACATATAGTGGTGTAAGTGGAGCAGGGTTCATGTTTAATAAGTAAGGAGAGTTATGGACAAGATATTTATTCTTGTTCTCCTAATTGCCGTAGGGGTGTTCATGCACCAAGAGGACACCCTACGGCAAGATATGGAGGATTTAAGACAACAAAATATAGAACTTGAAAAGAAGTATCAAGATGAATTAAATCGTAGAGAGTCCCTTGACAAAGAGATTGAAATGTTGTATAATAAAGAAGCAGAAGGAGATGTTGCTTATGTAATTGAGGGAGAAATCTCAATGTATACATCATCCGATAACTATACACCTAGTACAACAATGGCAAATGGAGAGCAAGTTCATGTAGGAGCAGTAGCAAATAACCTACTTCCATTTGGTACTAGGGTACGAATTGACGGTCAAGTGTATACAGTAAAAGATCGAACTGGGCTTGGGCAATACGTCTTTGATATTTATACAGACTCACATGATCACGCAATCCAGTATGGTAGGAAGTATAGAACAGTAGAGGTGCTTAAATGAAAAATCTTGATGGAATGTTTCTTGTAACACGAGAAGAACTTGAGAACCTAATTAGGGCAGAACAAAAACTCAACTCGCTTGAGTGTATGGGAGTTGATAATTGGGTAGGCTATGATGATGCTATGGACTTTGACATTGATGAAGCAGTTAGGGAGGTCATGGATAGTATTGTCTGATTCATATGTAAAACTGGAAGCAAGTATGTTGCCACATTATAGGCATATCATTGATTATAAGATATTCCTATTAGGTAAAGATGAGGTTGAAGCATACAAGAGGGAGCAACGAGAGTATTACCAACTACCATTTTATAAAAGGATGTTTAAGTTCAATCCATGTTATGTTCAAAGAGTTAGGAATAACATACATTATTGGAGGTGTGTGCTAGAGGACTTAAATGTGAACAAAGACGTATATGTTGAGTTATGGTTTTATAAAAACCTAAAGGAGTTGGAAAAAGAATATGAAAGTACAACCAATTCAAAAAATTGTTAAGGCATTTAACCGAGACAAGAAGCGTAATCAAAAATATTATTGGAGTGGCAAAAAGAAGCCAGCACCAGAAGAGAAGTTCGATGATTTTCTTGACGTGGAGGATATTGTAGATGTCAAATATAAACATTGATGTTCTTGGAAGTCTTGATTCAAAAATCAAGGAAATGACAACAACACTCACAGATGGTAAAAATCTCATTAAAGAGGATTTTACAAAAACAGAAAAAAATGATTATGTTGGGAATCTATACACAGCAAAGGTAAGTAGGCGTGTTTCTACAAAATTTGATGAGAAAAAGGTTCTAAAGATTGTAAAGGAAAATGGGTTGGATTGGCTTCTTACAGAAGTTGTTGACCTAAAGAAGCTAGAAGATGCTCTTGTAGCAAATGAAGTAGAAATAGAACTTTTTGCAGACTGTATTTCAGAAAGTGAAACATTAGCAGTTACATTTAGGAGGAATAGAACATGAAGTTTTTGTGTAGTAACACGGCAAAGTTGATGGAGGTGTGCAGACAAAAGCACACCATGTTGAAGGATGATATACTTGATGAAATAGGAACAACCGACCCAACAGAAGATCCAATGATGTTCGCTATTGATATTCATCAATTAGTTGAGACAGTTAATGATATTGAAAGTATTATGTTCGCAATCTATAAAAATGGATTTGGGGGTCAACATATTATTATCACAGAGAAACAGTATGAATCAATTACATATTATGGAAGAAAGAGCATTCCACAAGATTTGTTTGATGAGGTGATTGAAGTATGAAAATTACAGAAGTATCGGTAACAAGTAGGCGTTCAGTAAACTATAAGAATCAGTATATGACCTTTGAGTGTATGCTTAAAGCAAACCTAGAGGATAAGGATGATTTCGATGAGTGTGTAGAGAATCTATGGGACGAGGCTCACAGTCAGGTTGATAAGCAGATTGAGGATGCACTAGACCAGATGTAAAATAGGGGGAGATTAAATTCTCCCCTTTATAATCTAAGGAGTTGATATTTTGGGTATTTTTGGAGAGTTTTCAACTCAGAAAAGAGTAAGACAACCGACATTGGGGGAACTTGTAGACAAATATTTTACAGATAAGTATTTAGTGAAAGAGATAAATACATATTTAGCCATGTGTAGGCAGCAACACAACCTGCCAACAAGGATTTCATTTGAAGAGCAGTTAAAATTACTGGAAACATACCCAGAGAATGAAAGAGTTGAGCAGGTTAAGAAATCAATATTGGGTGGATATAGATCACTGTGCTACCCAAGAAAAGAGAAGTATGAGAAGCCACAAAAGGTGAAGACAGAGAAGATTTTGGGGGTGGGATTTTGAAAAAGGAAGAATTATCACAAGCAAACAAAGTTTATAGTAGGATAGAAATTCTTGAACGGGTTTTGGAGGAAAATGGGGGACGAAATCCAATAAACATAACTATTGGAATGGGTTCACCACTAACTTTGGAATGTGATACAGAATTATATAACTTTTTTATAACTGGTTTGCATGAAGAGTTAGATAGGCTTCGTGAGGTCTTTAGACAATTATGAAAGTAGATTTAACAGGAAAGAGGTTTAATAAATTAGTTGTATTGAAGGATGTTGGTAGAGATAAACAGGGTGGTGTTCTCTGGCTTTGTAAATGTGATTGCGGAAACACCACCACAGTTAGTACAAACAATATAAAGAGAGGTCATACTAAGTCATGTGGGTGTTTGCTATACAGTGGTGCGATAAGATGTGTTATTGAAGATAAGAAATTTAATAAAATATGGTCTTCTATGAAGGATAGGTGTAATAACTGTAATATCACATCATATAAAAATTATGGTGGTCGCGGAATCACTTATGATATTAGGTGGGAAGCATTTTCAAACTTCAAAGAAGATATGTATGAGTCATATTTAGACCATGTTGAGAAATATGGGGAGAAAAACACATCACTAGACCGTATTGATGTTAATGGAAACTATTGCAAAGAAAACTGTAGATGGATTACAAGAAGAGAACAAGCCGATAATACAAGAAGGAGTAGATATGTGGTAGTTAATGGTGAAACATTAACAATGAAACAGGCAAGTGAAAAGTACAATATAAATTATTCAACAATACAACATAGACTTAACTCAGGTAAAGATATATTCGGCAATGATTTTGAACAACTATGATAGGGGTGTAATAATGGATGTAAGAAAGCGTGATGGAAGAGTTATTCCATTTGATATAAATAGAATCATAAATGCAGTATTAAAAGCTATGAAATCGAGTGGTAAATACTCATATACAACAGCAAACAGTATTGGTAGGTCAATAGAAGATATGTATAAGGGATATAATGAACCAATCAATATTTGTGACATTGAAAAGAATGTGTTCGACCTACTTGTAGGAATGGGGTATAGTGAGGTAGCAAGAGCATATGAATCATATCGTTCAGTTAGAGAGTTCCAGAGAAATAGTAAGAATACTATTGATTCTCAACTTAACGAGTTGTTATCTGGGAATAGCAAATATTGGAATGATGAAAATTCAAATAAAAATGCAAAATTAGTAACAACTCAGAGAGATTATATGGCAGGAATTGTTAGTGAGGATATTAGTAGGAGATTCTTACTCCCTGCCGAGGTGATTAAGGCACATGATGATGGTATTCTACATTTCCATGATATTGATTATTTTGGACAAAATACACTTAGTAATTGCTCACTAATTAACCTAGAGGATATGTTACAGAATGGGACAGTTATTAACAATGTTAAGATTGATAAGCCACATAGACTTATTACAGCTATGACACTTGCAACTCAAATTATAACAGCAGTAAGTTCTTCTCAATATGGTGGTACTACAATTACACTCTCTCATTTAGCACCGTTTGTTAGAGATAGCTATAATAGATATAAGGATAAATATGTAAATAGGGGACATGAAATGTATCTTGCTATCAAATATGCTAAACAAGACCTAGAAAAAGAAATCAGTGACGCAGTACAAACATTTAACTATCAAATAAATAGCATGACCACAACAAATGGTCAAAGTCCATTTGTGACAGTATTTATGTACGTCGCAGAGGATGAGGATTATAAGCAAGAAACAGCCATGCTTATTAAGGAGTTTTTACATCAAAGAATTAAGGGAATGAAAAATAGATCTGGACAATGGGTTACACAAGCATTTCCTAAGTTAATTTATGCTCTTGATGAAGATAATATTTATGAAGATAGTGAGTATTATTGGCTTACTGAACTTGCTGCTAGAAGTACAGCAAAACGAATGAACCCAGATTATGTTTCTGCAAAGGTTATGAAGAGATTTAAGGGTGATGTATTCCCTAGCATGGGATGTCGCTCATGGCTGACTAAAGATGAGTGTGAAACCAATGTGGCAAATGCAGGTAATTGGAATAAACATAAAGGTCACAAATATTATGGAAGGTTTAATCAAGGTGTTGTAACGATAAACCTACCTGATGTTGCTTTATCATCTGGCGGTGATATGAAATTATTTTGGGAACTTCTAAATGATAGGTGTGAACTTTGTCATAAGGCTCTTAGAATTAGACATGAGAGACTAAAAGGAACAAGTTCTGATGTAGCACCAATATTATGGCAAGATGGGGCATTTGCTAGATTAGCACCTCATGAAACCATTGATAAATTATTGTATAGTGGATATAGTACACTATCTCTTGGGTATGCAGGTCTGTATGAGTGTGTAAAATATATGACAGGACATTCACACACAGATGAAAAGGGTAAGTCATTTGGGCTTGATGTAATGAAGTACCTAAATAATATGTGTGATAAGTGGAAGAATGAGGAGAATATTGCATATAGTTTATATGGTTCTCCAATAGAGAGTACAACATATAAGTTCGCTAAATGTCTAAAGAAGAGATTTGGTGAAATTGATGGTATTACAAATCATAACTATATAACAAACTCATACCATGTAAATGTAAGAGAGGAGATTGACCCATTTACAAAACTTCAACTTGAAAGTGAGTTTCAAAAGTTAAGTCTAGGTGGAGCAATTAGTTATATAGAGGCAGGTGATTTATCTAATAATATTTCTGCTGTTATGAGTATATTAAAATATTTATATAATACCATGATTTATGCAGAGATAAATTTTAAGTCAGATTATTGTCAGGTTTGTAACTATGAAGGTGAGATTGACATAATAGATAGGGATGGAGAACTCTATTGGAGATGTCCTAATTGTGGTAACGAAGATAAAACTAAGATGAATGTAGCAAGGCGGACTTGCGGATATTTAGGAACAAATTATTGGAATCAAGGTCGTACTCAAGAAATTAAAGAGAGGTATGTGCATTTAGATGACCATGAGATACGCTAGTATTAGAGATTTAGATATTAGTAATGGAGAAGGAATTGGTGTAGCCCTGTTTGTGCAGGGCTGCAAATTCCATTGTAAAAATTGTTTTAACCAAGTAACATGGGATTTTCAAGGTGGTAAAGAATTTACACAACAAGTTAGAGAAGGTTTTCTGAAGCTAATTCAAAGACCATTTATACAAAGAGTATCAATACTTGGTGGAGAACCACTAGAGGATGAAAATTATAGAGATGTAATAGACTTACTAAAAACCATTGACAATGTTGAAAAATGGGTGTATACTGGATATAGGAAAGAAGAGTTAATGTATTTTGGAAAGCATGAGGTGTTCAAGTATGCAGACGTAATAGTTGATGGTAGATACATAGATGAGTTAAGAGATCTAAATCTAAAATTTAGAGGAAGTTCAAATCAGAGGATTTTACGAAAGGGTGTTGATTTCTAAATGCGTAAATTTGAAGTAGTAACAGGATATGAAGAAGTAGCAAAGCTACCAAAGCGTAGTACAAAATATTCGGCAGGATATGATTTCCATACAACAAACTCACTTCCTGTTCTGATTCTTCCACAGAAAACAGTGGTATTTGATACTGGAATTAAGGTATCTATGGAATCAGACGAGGTCTTGCTAATGCACATTAGGAGTTCTATTGGAATTAAACGTGGACTTATCCTATCAAATTGCACAGGCGTCATTGATGCAGATTACTACAATAATCCAGACAATGAGGGTCATATCAGAATTGCATTAACAAATATTGGAGATGTGGCACAAACAATTAAGCCGCAGGAGAAGGTTGCACAAGGTATTTTTATGAAATATCTTGTAGCAGATGATGATAACCCAACTGGAACAAGAGTTGGAGGAATTGGGAGTACAGGAAAATGAATTTGAAACCACTTTTTAAGATTTTTGCCGCAGTAGTATTGTTTTCAACAATGTTTTCTGAACCAACAGAAATCAATTATCTTCATGGAATCATGAATCTGGTTGCTATTAGTATTTTTATGCAGGAGGATAACAAATGAAATTCATTAGTGGACGAGTAGTTGAATTTGTTTACAATGGGGCAACATTTATTGGGATGGTTACAAGAGGAGGAATCCAAACAGAGAATTTCTTTGTTGATTATTGTGCTGTAAAGCCTTTAAGAATATGGGATAAGGATTCTAGTTTTCATTGTTTCAATAAGTTAAAGCAGGAGATCAAACCTCTATACCAATATTCAGATTGGGAGAAGGTTAAGGTAGACACACCAATTACACTTGTTTCAGTGGATGGGGCTAAACATTATGCACACTTTGCTAAGTGGGAAGATAATAAAATCCATCTGTGGACTAATGGTAGAACCTCACACACAACATATACAACATGGATTACAAGTGAGAGTGATTGGGAAGAGATTATTGTGGGTGATAGTAAATGAACGTACCAGTATATATGATTCTTACCGCAATAATGTGTCTTGGAAGCGAATTAGTTTCTGGATTAGCAGCACTTGGGATTATATTATTGGGTATTGAGGATTTGTTTGAGATAACAAGTAAGGAGGTTGAAAGATGAAACTATATGATATTCTGGATAAGAGGATTCAAATATCAGATTTATGTGAGTTCGATAGAATCAACCTGATATTGTCATGGTTGCAGCAACATGATTTAACTAAAGTTAGGTTTAGAGATGTTGTAGGAACTGAGTTTTATGTAATGTTCTATGAGAAGGGAAATCTCTTCCTAGAGCCAACATATTATAGAAATGAAAGAGAGGCAGTACAACTTAGAGTACCAGTAACAGATTTATTAAATTATGAGGTGATGTAGAAATGAAATTAGTAGAACCTAAAGTAGAGGTGTTGTTCGCCCCAAAGTATGCAGAAGCGATGAACCTATTAGAAGTGGCAATTAGAAATTGTTATGATAGTTTAGACAGTATTTGTCATGGTAGTGCAGAAAAGATTATATCTCATATAATCAAGAATAACCATCATAGTATGTTGGAATTTCTAAATGTAACTGTTAGAATTACAACAAGTAGGAATGTTCTTGCACAACTATCTCGCCACAGACATATTACAATGGCTGTCAATTCACAGAGGTACATAAACTACTCAAAGAAGAAGTACAACAGGGAATTATCGTTTGTTGTGCCAGAGGATCTGGATGATGTTCAATACTTAACGTGGCGTGCTGCTTGTCAACAGGCAGAAGATTCCTATATAGAACTCATAGAGAAGTATCATAAATCAACTGATACGGCTCGCTCTGTATTGCCTAATTGCACGGCTACAACGATTGTAATGACGGCAAATATAAGAGAGTGGAGGCATATCCTAGAATTGCGTTGTGATAAACACGCAAGCCCAGATATGCAGAAGATTGCAAAGATGTTACTGAAAGAGTTATATTTGCAATATCCAATTCTATTCAAAGACTTAATGACTAAGTTTAAGTAATTTTTAATAGGGGAGAGGGCTTGACATACTCTCCCTTATTTAGTATAATAGATACAGGAGTTGATGAGATTGGATTGTTTATTGAAAAATGCCTGTAAATATGCAGATACAGAGGAGTGCAATCCAAACTGTATCATACACAAAGAATTTTACTACTTGCTAGAATCTAGTAATGTTCCAAAGAATTATTGGGAGAATAAGTTACTATACCCATCAGAACAAGACCTAGCAGCATTTGAAACACTAAAAGAGATCAAAGAAGACATAGATGAGTTTGTCAAGTCTGGTAGATTTCTATACATATATGGTAATTCAGGAAATGGAAAGACATCACAAGCTATAAAGATTCTAAAATCATTCTTGGCGCAGAGGTGTGTAGGTAATCGTTTTTCAGATTTGGCATACTTTGCCTACTTACCAGTTTTAACAATGCAGTCAAAGAAATTTGAGGATATGGACGTGTTGAATAATGTAATGGAGGCAGTTACAACAAGAGAGTTAGTTGTAATAGATGATATTGCTACTACAACAAAAGTCTCAGAATATGATATGGCAGTATTGCACACCATAATTAACACACGCTATTCTGAAAGTTTAGCAACAATAATAACATCAAATATTGAGCCAGATAAACTTAACAGGTATTATGACGCAAGGTTGGTGGATAGAATATTGTCAGATATGGTAATAGAAATTAGTGGTGGAAGCAGGAGGTGTTTTACAAGTGAGTATCGCAGAAAACCAGTTGCTTAATATAGTTCTTGAAACTAAGGATTATTCACCTCTTGCAGATAATAATGTTACTGAGGAGTATTTCGCAGCAAATAGGGAAGAGTATGGGTTTATTACCTCATTTTATGAGAAGTATGGGTGTATTCCTGATAAAGAATCATTCACCTCACAATTCCCAAAATATGAGTATTTCAAGGTATCACAATCAATAAAATCTATTGTAGACACCTTGAGAGAGGAAATGTTATTCCGTAGGGCTGTAACATTACTCAATGAGTCAAGTGGTATTTTTGAGAAGGATAGTCGAAAAGGTGCAGAATTTCTACTTGAAAATATGGATAAACTACGAATTGAGGATGATTTTGATGCAGTAGATATTATTCATAATACATCAAGATACGATGAATGGGAAGAAAAGAAGAAGAATCCAGAAAAATCATTTATCCCATTACCATTTCCAGAAATGAAAGATACACTATTTGGATTTGCTAAAGGTGAGGAACTATTTATATGGTTGGCTAAATCAGGAGTTGGTAAGAGTCAAATATTAGCATTATGCACAGAAGCAGCAAGTAGAAATGGTTATAGAGTTGGAGTAATATCACCAGAGTTATCCTCAAGTACATTTGGTTATAGGTTTGATAGTGCAAGAAGTCACCTATCCAATTCCGCTATGTCAAGGGGATTATTGATGAATGGGTATGGAGAGTATATAAAACAGTTATCCACATCAGATGAACACGTTTTTATTGCAGATTCTACTCATTTTCATGGAGAAATTACAGTACAGACTTGCGAAAATTTTATTTTAGCAAAAAGACTTGACATTCTCCTAGTAGATGATGTATCATATATACAGATACCTAATTCAAGCCGTATGCAAGCAACAGAGCGAATTGGAAAAGTATGTAGAGGGCTTTTCAATCTAAGCGCAAAGCATAAGATTCCAGTAGTAGCTACAGTACAAGCAAGGCGTAGAAACAGTAGTGAGAATAAGGATGGAGATGATGTACTAGATAGTGAATCAATTTTCAATTCATACATGGTAACTCAACAATCAACAAGAATTGTTTCTATCAACAGATGTGGAGAGGGGCTAAAATTCTATGTAGCAAAAAATCGTTATGGCAGCACAGGTAAAGATTTTGTATACTCACTAGATATGGATAAAATGCACTTTACATATTGTCCTAGTGAAGAAGATGTTGAAGAGGATGAGGAGTTGCAAGAAGTTAAGGAGGGTTTGCGTCATGCTTTTTGAATATGTTGCTTGTTTTGTTGTAGGAGTAGCAGTAGTTCTCATTTTGTGGGAGGAGTTCAAATGAAGAATAAACTTTGGGGCAGGGTTTTCTACAAAAGTAGAGATCTACCACACAAGGCAAAAGGAAATAAGTATGCTACAGTAGAAGTAACACCACAATCAGTGTTTGAGTTTTTGTATGATAAATTTGTTGGAGGAAGTACAAATGAAAGTAAGGATGTACGCAGTAGTAAATCAAGAAAACGGAAAGGTTTACGAAGATAAGCTATATAAGAGTCAATATAGGGCAGATATAGTAAAACACATTAGAAATATGACATCTCGTGACCATTACCACACAGAATGGATTGAGGTAGATATTTCAGAACCGCTATATCAAGTGTGTATTGATAAGAAACTATATTCACACAACCTCATCCATGCAGGGCAAATTGAGGATATGGTTGACGTTTTATATAGTGATTTGAAGATGGATGTAGATTTCAATGAAATGGAGATCATATGAAAACACTTATTATGACAATTATCTCATTTGTTATGTTTGTAACACCATGTTTTGCAGGAAGTTTTACAGTTGTGGCAAATGAACCACCAGTTGTAACATTCCTCTATAATGATGAAATCTATGTGAAGGGTGATCTGTATCAGTTTTACACAATCAACAGAAATACAGAGATGGAAACAAATGTGGTGTTGTGTGTAATTGCCAATAAAAGAACACATGAATATGTGTTGGCAGGAGGAATGGTTGAACTACCAAATGGGATAAGAAAATCAACACAAGGAGATTCAAAAGTATACATCTACCAAAATGGTAGTATTGTAGATAAGATTATCAAGATGATTGATGGGGGGACGATTTAATGATTAACTTTCTAAAGGGTATTTTGGCACTAATTATTTTAAGCATGATTGCTTGTGTACCACTTGCAGTAGCTTGTGCAGTTATCAAAGTTATTTTCTTTCTGTAATTAAAGGAGGACAAAATGAGTTACAATAAGAGTTATCAGCACGTTGAGCGTGTAGGCAAGGATGAGGTTGAGGGGATTCTCCACGGAACTTGTTATGTAATGCCAAAACTTGATGGGACAAATGGAGTTGTGTGGTATGACGGAGACACAATCCATTGTGGAAGTCGTAATCGTGAGGTTTCTGTAAATAATGATAATCAGGGTTTTATGAACTACATTATCAAAGATCAGCGATTCTGGGACTTCTTCAAGAGACATCCAGATCTCACACTGTATGGTGAGTGGTTGAAGCCTCACGCAATTAAGCATTACGAAAATGACGCATGGGACAAGTTCTATGTATTTGATGTAATGCGTGGTGATACATACTTGCGCTTTGAGGATTACAAGAATATTCTTGACAATTTCCAGATTGATTATGTACCTGTTATGGCAGTTCTTAATAGCCCATCTGAGGAGAAGATTTGTGAACTTGCAGAAAAGGCTACATATCTCTGCAAGCCAGATACAATCGGTGAAGGTGTTGTAGTACACAATTATGACTTCTACAATAAGTATGGTCGGCAGACATGGGCAAAGGTTGTAAATCAGAAGTTTAAGGAAACCAAAAAGGAAGCCTATGGGATTGTTGAGTGTGTAGAGGAGATTATTGTCAAGGAGTTCCTTACACCAGAGGAGATTGAGAAGGAAAAATGCAAGATTGAGGATTTTGACAACAAGAAGATTGGGGAACTTATGGGTCGTGTATATCATGAATTTATTCGGGATAACATGAATGATATTATCAAGAAGCATAAGAATCTCACAATTAGGTTCAAGGTTCTCAATGGATGTGTTTGTAAAGCAGTAAGGGAGCATCTGAAACTGTGATAGAAGTTGCAAATCAAATTGTATTTGCAAGAGTGGTAGATATTCTATATAGAGTAAAGCGAGAGACAGGTTATCTCAGAGATATTAAACTCAATGGAGATAAGGCACTGATAACCTGTCCTTGCCACTCTAATGGAAATGAAAATTCTCCATCTTGTATTATCAATTTCAATAAGACAGATAAGTTTAATGCAGGAGATTTTCACTGTTTCTCTTGTGGAGAAACAGGGAGTATTGCTAACCTTATTGGACGATGTTTTCACGAAAATGAAATCTGGGGAACGAAATGGATTCTTGAAAACTACGGCGGAAGTGAGATACAGAATAGAGGATCTATGATTAAAGTGCCTATGAGAGTTAAAACACAAGAAGTAGCTTGTAAGGATGATTTAGACTCATACCGCTACATACATCCATATATGTATAAACGTCATTTAACAGATGATATTATCAATATGTTTGATATAGGGTATGATGGTAAAAACATTACATTTCCTATTAAGGATGTATCTGGAAATGTTTTGTTTGTAGCTAAGAGAAGTGTTAGTGAAAAGAAGTTCTATATTCCACCTAATGTGGAAAAACCACTTTGCTATTTATACGAAGCACAGAAGCATTTCCCAAATTCACAGGAGATTTATGTTGTAGAATCTCTATTTAATGCCTTAACTTTGTATAAATATGGTTATCCTGCAATAGCACTTCTAGGAACTGGCACAAAAGAACAAATAGAAATGCTAGAGGAATTACCATATAGGCGTATAATTGTGGCTCTTGACAATGACGAAGCAGGTGATGTTGGGTATCTCAAGATAAGAAATAAAATAAGAGATAAGTTTGTTATTCGACTAAAACTAAAAGAGCATGGAAAAGATATAAACGATTTTGGAGATTTAGCATTGGAGGATTTTAGGGAATGTATACATATTTCATGAAACTAAGAACAAATAAACAAAAAGCAAAATTTCTACTGGCTATGATTCCTGCCATGTTTGCATATGGCATCTATGGAATTGGGTATACAATAGAGAGTTTTGCATTATGGATAGATAGGATTTTAGTGGATTTTGTAGAAAAATAACTATTGACACAGATAAAATTTTATAGTATAATAAGTATATCAAATAAAGAGAGGAATGATATTTAATGGCACGAAAGAGTTTTACACAAGCACAAGAGGACATGAACAACAATCAGGGAGGTTACACACAGAATTTTTACCTAAAGAATGAGAAGGATTCAGCATTTATAAGATTCCTATTTGATAATCTGGATGATGTACCTATTCTAAGTGTTCACAATGTAGCACTTACAAGTAAGTCAGGAACAACGTATTATGCACAGGTTGATTGCATAGGAGAGGGATGTCCATTCTGTAAGCACGCTACTAAGTCAACACCATTTAGTCCTGCGCGTGATATGGGGTATATGCCACTCCTGCAAATTTACAACGAAAATGGGGAATATGAACCTACATTTAAGGTGTTCAATCGTAGTGTATCATGGATGTCAAATACACTTGTGGGGTTTGAATCACGATATGGTCTTGATAGTATCATTGAAATTGAGACTACTGGGCAGAAGAAGAAGAAAACATATAATCTCTATCCTGCTATGAAGGGATTCCGTGGGCAGGAACTCCCAGAACTACCATCACTTGATAAACTTCTTAATGATTTTGAAGTCACAGAAGAGTCAATTACAAGTGGAGTTCGTTCATGGACAGCTGAGGAGATGGAGAACTACATCAAATTCGGTGAACCTAAAGCAGAGGATGATACAACAGAAGAAGAGGAGAAGCCAGTAGTTCGTAGACGTGGATTCTAATTAACCAGTGAGAGTGGGGGATAAACAAAATAGGATTTATCCCCTTTTATATTAAGGAGGAGTTATGTTTAGTTTTAGAAATAAGATGAATGTTGTATTTGATAATGGGGATATTGGTCTTGTTATAGGGGATAATATTTATACAATGGACGGAAATGAACATATTAGCAACTTTAACAATAATCTTGAAAACTTGTGGTCTTGTGGTAGAAATATAAATGAGATTTATGACATAAACAATGCTGGTAGTATTATTGGGTTGCTTGACAAACATTATTTTGGGGAAATAATTTGGAAGAGGGAGAATTAAGGATGAATTTACTATTTCAAATTCCTAAACGCAAAGAAGTTGATCCATACTCAATAATTAAGAAAACACAAGAGTATGTACCACCTAAGATAAATATTCGTGGAACTTCTCTTGCCGATAGAATTAAGACAATAGAAGATAATATTATTGAACATCCACATCTACTACTCAATAGTGACAAGAAATTTGTGGAGTATATGGATAAGGCATTGAAAAGTACCTACTGTGCTTTGGACACAGAAACCACTGGGTTGGATTTTCAAGATCAAAAACAAATAGTCGGTCTATGTATTATGAGTGATAATCAAGAACCTGCATATGTTCCAGTAGGGCATATTGATAATATCACAGAAGAACTTGAAGTAAATCAAGTATCAATGGAGTGCTTAAAAGAACAACTGTTGAGATTATTCAAGTCAAGTGTAAAACTAATTTATCATAATTATTATTATGATGCAGTTGTTTTATATTTTGTATGTGGGGTTATCCCACCTATTTATCAAGATACGCTTATTATTTCCCATTATCTTAATGAAAACGAATCACATAGTCTAAAAGATTTGTATGTGAAGTATATTCTTGAAAAAGATGGAGAAGTTGACAAGTTTTCTGAGTTATTCAATGGGATTCCGTTTTGTAACATACCATCTCATATTGGCGCAAATTATGCAGCACAGGATTCTAAAATGACAATGGATGTGTTTAAGTTCTTCTTACCATTCGTAACTAAGGGAACACCAGAATGTGAAGAATACAGGCTAGAGAAGATTTCAGATTTGCTATATGATGTAGAAATCCCACTTTTGCCAATTCTTGTTGACATGAAGATTCGTGGAATTGAATTTGATTTTAAGCGGGCAAAAGAACTACATGATAAGTATACAAAACTAAGGGATGATGCAGAGGATAAGCTAAACTCACTAATAGACATTCAAGTGAATTTTAATAGTCCTGCACAAGTAGCTTCTCTATTATATGACCACCTAAAACTACCACAGATAGAGGAACGCAGCACAAGCGCAGAAGTTCTTGAAAAACTAGATCATCCAGTAGCAAAGGCAATAGTAGAGGTAAAGACATATGATAAACTCCTAGGAACATTTATAGATAAGCTAACTGAGGTTGCTAGAAATACAAACGGAAAAATCCACTGTAATTATAATTCAAATGGAGCGCAATCAACAGGTAGACTGTCAAGTAGTAATCCTAAACAAAGTTGGGCATATATGGTGTGAGCCATATATGAATCGTATTTAATTCGGTTTCGACAGGTATTTGGAGGCATACCATTGTGATATAACCAAGAGAACCTCTCACTATATTAAAGAGGTAATACCGAGCCAAGCGTGTTGGTGACAACATGAGCGTGTGTAACGACTAGGTAGAGTAATCTCATTGAGAAGAAATACCCACGAATAGTACGCATCTAATATAAGCATTGACAAAAATATTTATATGTGTTATAATGTATTCAACAAATACCGAGAGGAGGTGATAATATGATTGATAGAGAGTATTTGTATGAGAATTATATTGTTAAAAACAAGTCTCAAAGACAAATAGCAGAAGAATTAAATATTGGAGAAGGGACGGTGGATTACTGGACAAGAAAGTATGGATTTACTTTCAAAAAGTCTGATAGAGATAGATTATTCAATTTGAAAAATATAGATCTAACAGATCCCATATTTTGTTACTATGCAGGGCTTGTAGCAACAGATGGCTATTTAGATACAAAGAATCATAGAATAGCACTTAGAGTTTGTAATGATGGAAGCTATGATGTTTTATGTAGATTAAGGGATTATTTTGGATATGGTCGTAATGTATTTTCATATTCAAGAAAATCTGGAAAAATTGCACATGAGTTAAACATACCAAATGATAAAATATTCAAAGAACTTGAGTATATGGGGATATGTGGAATTAAGGATTATAGAACTTTTAGCCTAGATTGGTACTATGCAAGTTCAAGTGATTGTAAGAGAATGTTCTTGCGTGGTGTATCAGATGGTGATGGAAATATAAGAAAGACATCTGGTATATTTAGAATGGCTATGAAATCAGAGTCATTTATATTAAATTTACTTAATGTGTTCAATAATGATTTAGATTTCAAAGACAAGTATGACTTAAAATTCCAAACAAACTCAACAGGTGTAAAATATCCAGCACTTGAATTACATAAACAGGATAGTATATCACTATACAAATTTATATATGTTGGGTATGAAGATTTTAGATTTTTAGATAAATATAACACAATGCTTAATTTTAGATGAAGATATAGTCTGAACATGTGGGATGATAAACCATATGAAATATAGGATAAAGAGCCTATATGATAACAATATTGAACTTACAGCAAATTCCAAGTGGATTCGGTGATGTTCGCAATATGTTTTATGCAGGGGATGGTAATATATTTATTTTTTCCGATTATAGTAAACAAGAAGTGCTCCTATCTGCTATAACAGCAGATGATGATGAATTACTTCACGCATTTAAGGAAAATCTTGATGTATATTCCCATGTTGCCAGTTTAGCATATAAAGTACCATACGAGGATTGTTTAGAGCATAACCCAGATGGATCTGTAAATAAAGAAGGAAAACAACGTCGTAAAAATTGCAAAGCCATAGTATTAGGTCTACTATATGGTAAAGGAACAAAAGCAATATCTGAGGACTTAGGTATTACATATGATGAGGCTCAGGCTATAGTGGATGATATTTTTACAGCATTTCCTAAACTTGCCCAAGAAATCAAAAAAACAGAGGAGCAGGTTAAAAAATATGGAATGGTAGAATCTATTTCTGGGCGTAGACGTAGGCTTCCAGATGCTCAATTACCAGAATATGAATTTCCTACTAAGGATAAATATGAAATTGCTCGCCTAAAATCAGGTATTCGTCAATGTAGGTCATTTAATGACAAAATGAGTTATCTAGCAAGAAACAATATTAAAAATAATAGTGGGTTTATTGCTAGAGCTGTTAGACAGGCATTTAATGGTCGTATTCAATCAGAAGCAGCAGTTGTTACAAAAAGAGCCTTAATCAACATAGCAAACAATAAAAGACTTCAAGAATTGGGTGCTAAGTTAGTTTTAACCATTCATGATGAAAATGGTTTGATTTGTAGGATTGAGGATAGAGAAGAGGTTGCAAAAATTATGGTTGATTGTATGGTTTCAGCAGGAATTGGATTCAAAGTTCCACTAACTTGTGATGTTGAATTTAATGTAAACTGGGGAGAGGAATATGTTAATTAACCAAGATAAAACAAGACCATTAACAGATGTATGTGAAATTTATGCAGAAAATGGTATTCTACATATTGGGTATACTGATAAAAAAATCAGTGTTGTAGAAACTTATCCTTGCGCCACAAATATTGATAATTGTCTTGTAGGACTTACAGAATTTAAGTCTTATAAATGGGATTCTATTGATGAGACAGATAATTCACTAATTTTGCGTGGAATTGGGGAATTTACAGTACCTAAAATTCCATATAGGGAATTACCTATATATATTCCACAAGGAGTTACCGCAACAGAAGTTAATGCAAAGAATATTTTTAAGAGGCATAAAAACTTTTTTGCGGATGGGCTAAACGCATTTCTAGTAACTGATAAATATATTGTGTCTACTGATAGCGATACCATATGTTGTACTTATCAAAACTCATTTTCTAGCGGAATTTATGATATTGATGTGTTTAGGGTGTTAGGGGAGTTAAATCCAACATTTTTTGCAAAAACTAGGGATGGGTATTATATTGAGAGTGATAACACAAAAGTATTCATAAAATTAACTCCAATAGACTATCCAGAGCACCTAGTTTTACCCATATTGACACAGCCAACAAGAAGTGATATAATTATAACTATCAAGGTATTTAAGGAGTTAGTTAAATACTTTAATGCTTGTAACGAGATAACTTTCAAGCAAGGAAGTTTATCAAGTGCAAATATTGATATTCCACTTGATTGTGATTTTATACACAACATAACGGTGGACAGAAAAACACTAACTAGGATTTTAACAAGAATGAAAGGAATGATTCATGTAGAGGTAAATGAAACAAATGTAAAACTTTCAGATGAATTAGGATTCTATATTATGGGAAGGATGAACTAAAAAAATGAGACTTGCAGAAGTAAAATTTGGTATTATGAGTGTTGATGATTCTATGAACCTAGAGACGGCTTATAGTAGATTTAAGAGTTACGATTATCAACAGGTTGGGTACTCTAAATTGTGGGGAAAAATGATTCCTCTACGGGAAAATCATGTGGACGTTCTTGAATGTACTAGGAGTGGTGATTCTTACTATAGGGATGGAGAAAAAGTGGATTATGCAAATATTGTAGAGTTGGATGAAACACTTCTATACCTAAACACAAAAGAGACATTCCTTGTTGACCTAGATAAGCTATTTGCGTGTGGGTATAAGGGTGAACTTCATATTCTGAGAATTATGGATATGAATTACGGCGAGGCTATTGGTTGTGAGTCGTAAATCACTTATAAGTATGATTAAGGCGGGGGAGGACGTGTCTCAATCCTTCCTTGCCGAGTTATCATATACCATAGAGAATACGCAAGAGGAATACATACCTAGTAAAACATTAAAACCATCTAGCATACGTTGTCCAAGATGTGCAGTAATGCAGGTATTGGAATTTCCAAGAGACCAAGAGAAGAGAACAGAATCATCTATTGGTATTACAGAATGTGGATCTTGGCTTCATACGCAAATTCAACAATATTGCACAAAAATGCAAAATTTTGAATATGTGAATGTTGGTGACTATGTTAGAGAAAAACATCTACCACTAGAAATTGTAAAAGAGCAAGATATTGAAAATGGGGAATATGAGACTAAGCTATACTCAAATCAATATATGATGTCATTTCTATGTGATGGTATTATAAAACACAAGAAAAGTGGAAAATATTTCATTTTAGAGATAAAATCCATTGGAAATCAAGGTATGTATCATTTAGACTATGTACCAGAACAATATAAGGCTCAGGCAATTTCATATTCACAATTATTGGAGATTCCAGATGTAATATTTCTATTTGTTAATAGAGATATATACAACAAAAAATCGTTTCTATATACACCATCACGCAAAGAAATTAGGTATTGGCAACAAAATATAGCAGATTGTCTAATGTGTATAAATCTAAGAGTATTACCAGATATTCCACCATTCGCCGATAATAAATTTTGCAGGTATTGTAATTACAAAGAGGCTTGTGGGAGGTGATGTGTATTGAGCGTAGCGAAACAATTTGAGAAGAATGTAGAAAATCAATGGAAAGAATGTGGTAAGTTTATATATAGGTTATACGATATTGTAAACGGTTTAAGGGGACAATATAATATAGCTGATTATATAGGTTATAAACATCCTAATATGTATTGTTTAGAGATGAAAACTTGTGAAACACCATCTCTCCCTCGCGCAAATATTAGTGATGGGCAATATTATGGGTTACTTAACGCAGAGAAATATGGAATAGTCGCAGGTCTACTGGTTTGGTTTATAAAAAAGGATGTAACTAAGTTTATATTCGCACATGAATATGATGAGATTTTCAAAACACGAAAATCAATACCACATGATACAGAATATGGGATAACACTGGAAGGAACAAAAAAGTTGAAATATTGGGAATATAATTGGGCTAGGTTTTTTGAGGAGGTAGAAAATGCTCTCATACAACAAAGATAAACAATATATGATTGAGCAGGATGCTAAAAGTATAGACGCTATGGTAAATCAAATTGTTGAAAACTCAACAAAAGAGATTGATGAGTATATAGAAAACGTAAAACGAGAATTAGATGGGTGTGAATAAATGGGCAGGTTGATTGATTTAACAGATAAACCATTTGGTAGACTTACAGTAATTGGGAGGGAGTTTCCTACCTCTAAAGATAAGCTGTGGAGGAGTAAACACACATATTGGAAATGTAGGTGTAACTGTGGAAACACACTTATAGTTGATGGAGATAGGTTAAGGAAAGGTGAGACTAAATCTTGTGGATGCTTACAAAAGGAATTACAGTCTAAAAAGGCTATGACACATGGTATGCGTAAGACAAGATTTTATGCTATTTGGAGTAATATTAAACATAGGTGTGATAATGCAAATTGTAAGGAGTTCTCATTTTATGGAGGGAGGGGAATAACCTACTGTAGTTCATGGAAATCTTTTGAAAATTTCAAAGAAGATATGTATTCTTCCTATCTTGATCATGTTGAGAAATATGGTGAAAAGAATACATCCATTGATCGCATTGACGTAAATGGAAATTACTGCAAAGAAAACTGTAGATGGGCAACCGTGGAAGAACAGGCTAATAATAGAAGAAGCAACTTTTTAGTTAATGTAGGTGGTGTTGATATGAATTTAAGTCATGCTAGTAAAATTACTGGTATAAAGAAGGCAACAATAGCTTATAGAGTAAAACATAATATGGATGTGTATGGAAATAGGTTGTGTAATAATATAAATATTGCAGGAGAATAGCATGAGAGTAGATAATAATATACTTGACAAAATAGAAAGAGATTCTAAATATATAGAGAATATTGTAAGAGAAATTTCTAATAAAGAGATTGGGTTTATTGATGACTATATAGAAAAAATAAAAATTTCCTTAGATGAAGAGGATTTATCCATCAATGAATTAAATACAATACTTATTAGGTTGTGCTCATTTTATTATTTTCTTGTAGATAAGCAGGAATCAGCTTCCATTAAGGGGGATATTGCTTCTATGGTAAGGGATGAAAGGTACAATTCAAGTTTCTTAGAATCTCAAGGCACAATAGCAAAAAAACAAGCACTTGCAGAAAGTAATTCTATGGAGGAAAATATAGTATCAAAAATATATAATAGTGTTTATAAAACATTAAAATATAAACGAGAAAGTGTGAGTACACTTATAGACGCCATCAAGAAAGTAATCAGCAGCAAGGTTATTGAGTTGGGGAGGGGTTAAATGAGTACATTAAATGAAACCATAGCAAAAATAAACAAAGATTATGGATTTAAGATGGTAGGTGGTGCAGAAACAAAACAAAAGAAATATAAAACATTCAAATCCTCTACTCCTGCCATTTCTTATTTATTTCATGGAGATATACCAAGAACAACAATACAACTTCTAGGTATGCCCAGTGGTGGAAAATCAACAACTGCTTATATGATGTGTGGACAAGCACAAAAACAATTAAAAAAAGAGTGGCAGAATGAAGTTGATGAATTAGAACAATTACCGAAACCTACAAAAGAGCAGCAATTAAGATTATCATACCTAAAAGAACGTGGGCATCAACGTGTTGCATACCTAGATATTGAGTTTTCAACAACAGAAGAGTGGCTAGAAATAAATGGTGTAGATACAGAAGAACTTATATATATTGCACCAGAAAATCAGACAGCAGAGGAGTTATTTCAGATTTGTCTTGACCTAATAGCTAGTGATGGAATTGGACTTATGGTGCTTGATAGTGTACCTTCCCTAGTATCTGCTCAATCTATGGATAAAACAATGATGGAAAAAACATATGCAGGTATATCAGCACCAATGAGTACATTTTGTAGTAAGCTATTACCACTATGCAATAAACATAAATGTGGTTTTATATTTGTCAACCAACCTCGCCAAGATCTATCTGGTTATAACAGAGTATTATACAATGGTGGTCAAATGCTAAAACATACTATTCAGATAAATATGCTACTTAAAAAGGGTGCATACATTGATGAAAACTACAATGAACTAAAATCTCATTGTGAGGAGGCTGCTGGCAACCTAGTTGAATGTGAGGTATTAAAAAACAAAGCAACAAAACCAGATAGGCATATGTGCAAATACAGTATTATGTATGACGCAGGTATAGACGGGGTAAATGATACCATAATCATGGCTATTGGATTTGGCATAATTACAAAAGCAGGTTCTTGGTTGGGTATAGGTGATGAAAAGTGGCAAGGGAAAACAAAACTTGCTGAATATCTAAGAGATAACCCAGATGTATTTGATGAAATAAAACAACAGGTAATGGAGATGATAAAATGAAAAAGAAACAACAAAAAATTAAGGTAACAAAAATCATTGACAAAACAAAAGAGTTACACGATCACATTAAATCACTAGAAACAAAAGTAGGTAGACCTAAGAGACATAGAAATGTACTACCACTTACTGATTGGCTATATATTACCTGTGATAAGAATGGGTGGATGGTATGTGAGGATGGTAAACCCATTCTCTATGCGTCAACATTAGATAAAATGCTTATGGTTGCTGCACATCATATGATAAAAGTACCTGCTGATTATACTAAACTACTTAAACATATTAGGGATATTGAGAGCCTAATTTCTGCACGAATACCAAACAATATTAAGCCTAGAGACTTATTCAAGGAGATGAATGATGATGAGTGAAACAGGTGCTAGTGATAAACAACAACATTATATCAATGCTGCCATGCAACCTATTGAGTTAATGCAGAGATTATTCTCAAAAGAACAATTTGAGGGATTCTTATTGGGAAATATACTCAAATACTCATTACGTTGTGGGCTAAAGGCAGGTCAAGAACAATCTGATATTGTTAAAAGAAATCAATACGCTTATTGGTTGGGGCTTGCCAAAATGGGTAAAATGATCGAGCCAACAAAAGATGTTGTTCCCATAAATTTTGTATATAAGGGGCTATGAGTGGAAAAACAACAATATGAAAAACAAAGAAGCAACAAGATATTTTTCTAACCTTCAAGAATCCCATGTTTCTAAAGCATTAGGTGGAACAATATCACCTAATTCGGGGGCTAGTAGGCATTGTGCAGGGGACGTAATCATTCCAGAAACAATGGTGATAGAGTGCAAGACGGTCACAAAAGAACAAAAGTCGTGGACAATCAAACAAGAGTGGTTAGAACAAAACGAAAAAGAGCGACTTGATCTAATGCTACCACATTCTGCATTGGCGATAAGTTTAGATCCATCTGGTGAAAACAATTTATATGTGATAAACGAAAATCTTATGAAGTTATTGGTAAAAACAATTAGAGGTGAAGAAACAATATGATAATATATACAAGACAAAACAACAAAGTAATAGCAAAATTTGGTGAAGATTGGCTATACAGCATTTCCAACCTTTTTGCTAAACGTGGTATTTCTGAGAGACGGTTTATTGAGAACTATCTCAATCGTCGCACAAAATTTACAGGTGTGGCAAGCTGCTCACCAGAAGATGAGTTCGATCTAGAGTATGGTCGTAAGTTAGCAAAAGAGAGACTTCTTGAAAATTATGACCAAACAGTAAAGAAAATTGCTAGTATGTTAGAGGAATATTTAAGTGACAAATACAAGCGGCAAAATAAAGCACTTGTAAACGTCTTGATCCATTGATTTTACTAGGCTTAACGGCTTTTTCATAACGCGGATTGAAAATTTTCCTTCCATTATATATATAAGCGTCATTTTCGACGCTTATTTTATTGCGAAAATAACCGTTGATTTTCCTATTGCGCTAGTCTATAATATAGATAGTGATAAATATTGTTTTTGAAAAGGAGAACACCATCATGAATCTTGAAGCCACCATCGAAGCCGAACTCAACAAGTTTAACAAGCACTATTTTTCCCACATGGAAGATTGTTCTTGTGAAGCGGTGACATCCGATCGGATCAGCAAGTCGTTTTACGATTCGATCATAACGACCGCAATTAACGAGAAGGGCGCGTTGCGCACCATGCTCTCCAAGCATCCTGCATGGGATGAGGAGCATCAGATGGTTGCCGTCCCCGTTCTTGTCAATTTTGACGAGAAGGAGGTGAGAGATCGTAAATTTGAACTTATCAGTGAGATTTATGACCTCATCGACTTTGATGAACCTTGCAATTCAAGGCGTAACTGCACATGGGATGCTATCCGTTGGTTTTGTAATGAGGAGGATGATTACTGGTTCGATGCTCTCAAGAGAGAGTTTCCCAAACAGTATCATGAAGGCAAGAAAATCACCAGAATCCTGCGTGGTTGCTGCAAAGAACTCAACATCGACAAGAAGGAAGGGTTTGAAAAACTCTTTGCAGAGTTTGCAGACCTTCTTAGTCCGAAAACGAAGGAAGAAACCCTCTATATCTCTATCAACCCCGCTCATTTCCTCTCAATGTCGAACCCGAAATATGATACTCGTGGTTGGATGATGACTTCATGTCATTCGTTCAATTCCACCGAATACCGTTATAATAACGGTTGCACTGGTTACATCAATGATAATGTAACCATGATCGTGTTTACCGTCGCTGATAGCAAGGAAGAAGAAACATTCTTCAACCGCAAAACAAGCCGTCAGTTATTTATGTATCAAGATGGTGTGATTGTTCAGTCACGCCTCTATAACACAAGCGGCGGTACAAATTCCAATTCGGCGCGTGTAAAAATCTACCGCGAAGCCGTACAGAAGGTTATCTCTGAGTGTACTGGTCTTCCTAATAAGTGGAAGACCGTATTATACAAAGGAAACGATTATTGTTTCACTATGTATAAAGGCGAAGATTTTGGTGGGTATCCTGACTGGACATTCAGAGAGTTCAACGCTAAACTCTCCATCAATAAAACCCTTATTGATGAGAATGGTCGAGTGGATATTCATGACATGACAGCAGGAGGTGATGGAATTTGTGCGGGGTGCGGAGAATACTTGCAAGAAGGAGATGGTATTTTCTGTAAGGATTGCATAAACGAAAAAAAGTGTTTTTGTGAATGTTGTGACGAATACTTTGAAGAGACCTACACGGTTTATGATGAGGATGAAAACCCTACGGAGGTCTGTAGAGACTGTTTGGATGAATACTACTTCATCTCAGACTTTGACCATGAATATTACCCTAACAGTGTGAAGGTAGAACTTGAAGGGATTGGTGAGGTGACAAGACGGCAAGCCGATGAACATTATGTTCAGTGTGAATGTTGTGGTGATTGGATGCTCGAACGAAACTCATATCTCCATGAAGACCCTGAGACGGGGGAGGTCACCACGCGTTGTCACTATTGCAATATTACTAATGCGGAGGTTATGTAAAATGACTTTTGAAGAAATCGTAAAAATGAACCAGTCTGAGCTGTGGTCGGCACTTTTCGACTATTATAATGAACACCTGTGTTCATTCGTCGAAGGTGACTATCTCTCAATCATGGGCGACATCCCCGTAATGCTCGTCGCTCACCTTGACACTGTTCACAAGGAGCAGGTCAAGCATATCTGCAAGAGCGAAAATGGTAACATCATAATGAGTCCCCAAGGAATTGGTGGGGATGATCGTTGCGGTGTGTATGCACTCATGCAGATTTACAAGACCATGCCTGATGGAATGAAACCATATCTCCTCTTCACCTGCGATGAGGAGACGGGTGGAAACGGCGCGTTCTCATTCTGTGAGGACTACAAAGATGGAAACGTACATCCTGACCTCTATGAAATGAATTATCTCATTGAGGTTGATCGTCGCGGACTTATGGAGGCGGTGTATTACGATTGTGATAACCCAGAATTTGAGAAGTTGTTTCAAGACTATGGGTTTGATACCCATTGGGGAACATTTTCCGATATTTCCTACCTTGCGCCGACAATGGGATGCGCTGCGGTAAATCTCAGTGCAGGTTATTATAATCCGCACACCTGCCATGAGTATGTAAATATGGATCACCTCCAATACACGATTGATGCCGTTTGCTCTATTCTTGCAGAAGATAACCAGTATTATGAGTATGTGGAGGCGGTGCGGTCATGGGAAAGATACACAAGGTACATACCAAAAGGTTGGGACTGTCTCTACACCTCCGATGGAGAATGGGAATATGGGAATTACTACACAAGCAAGAAGTAATATTTGCTTGTGTTGAGTTTCTTGACCTGATTAAATTCCTACATAGAAATGACCTTTGACTATATATCCCTACTATGTTACAATAATAGTAGGGATATATAAACTATTTAGGAGGAATTAACATGATTCAGTGGAATTTGGTTTGTGGATGGTATATCATCCGTGTTGACCACAAGGTTGTTTTTCAGACAAAAAGCAAGCACCTTCTCCTTGACCATCTCAAGCGCATTTCTGATAACATGAAGGGGGTGGCGTAATGTGGGAAGAGGTTAAGTTCTCCGTTATCATGACTAGCATCATCGCGGTTGAACTCTTTGTAATCGCATACTATTTTGCGAAGTAGAATAGAGGGTTATAGAATGTATTTCAAAACCGATAAATATGAAGGGAACATGGTTGAGGACAGTTTTGGACTTAGGTGGGCAGAGACAGAACAGGGGAAGATCCCCGCATATATCATGTTTGAGTATATGCAGGGTGTTATTCCTGAGAGTATGCTCAACAGGGTTTTTAACCAATCAAACGTGATGTTCAATGATCTTGAGAGGAGGTTGAGAAGGGAAGCAAACCGCTATAACTACACTTTGGGTGACATCAAGTCAAACAAAGAAACCAACCATATTGAGGTATACAAAAATATGCTAGATATGGTTGGAAGAGATCCTGATGATTACAAGCGAATCCGCACCTATAGTGTAGGCAACCTCACCTGTCACAAAGCGGTTGGATTGACAGAAGGTGCAAAAAGTGTTGTTATAAACACAAAATCCCACAAGAACGATTGGTTGTGGATAGAAGGAGAAATGACCATTTATGAAAATTTTGAAATAGTTGAAAGACAAAATGAAGTTAGGTTGGCAGACTTCTTATACAAATATTTCTATCATATCACAGATAGGAATTGGCACACGATGAAGGTTTTGTTCTAAATGGAGGTTACAAAAATGAGATTTAATGACGGAGTATTTTCTGGTGAAATCATTGAGAAGGATGAGCTGCGGTGGGCAGTTCTGGATGACGGTCGAAGAATCCCCGCGACCATAATGCTTGACTTCTTCAAGGGGGTTATCCCAGAAGGAGCGGTTCACGGCAATTTGCTCGAATCGGTGAATATGCACAGGATACGACAAACCGACCTTCGGCGAGCCGTGAATAGAAATGGTTATTCTCTTGAGTATGTCAACCAGAGAAAAGAAGAATTGGAGGATGAGATTTACCAAAACCTCCTTAATTATACAGGGTTGGATTACAAAGAGGGTCTTAAAATTAGGAAATATCAAAAGAAGTATCTCACCTACTTCAGAGCGACGAACCTAACAAAAGGAGCAAGGAAGGTGGTCTTCAAATATGAAGACGGTCTAGATGATGCCACATGGGTTCGTGGTGAGTGTTGGATTTACAAGAATGGCAACCTCAATACTCATTGTGAATCATCACTCATGGACTTCATATACAAGGTTTTTTCGATAATGGATTACAATAGAGAGTTTGAAATGCGCGTTGCGTTCTAAACGAAAATAGGGGGTTTTCAGAAATGAAGATCCTCTTTTTTATTGCAAAAAACCATAGACAGGAATATTGCGTTTTGATATAATATAGATAGTTAAGTTTATTGTTTTTACAGGAGGAAACACAAAATGAAGAAGTTTACCGCAGGAAACATCACAGGGTTCATCCTTACTAACGGATGGGCAAAAGTGGAGTTTGTGAACGAGGGATGGAAGTACGACATCCCCACCAAGGTCTTGTTTGATTATATGGAGAACAAGATCCATGATGATGTGGTTATCCAGTGCGGCGAATACGTAGATTGGGATAACGGCGAACCCATCACCAAAGAGGAGTTGTTGAAGGACACACTCAAGATGTACGAGAATGGTGAGTTCTCCACCTTTGAGGCGGTCACCACAGAGTTCAAGTCAAAAGATGACATATTCAAGGCACTTGCAGGTGTTAAAAACGCAAGGATAGAAACACCTACCATGTCAATAAGGTTCACAAAAGAAGAATACTTCACCTTCATCGCGTTCGTGGTAGGCGCATGGGAAATGGGTGAAAAACTCTTCATCAAGTACGAAAAATAAAAAAAAAATCGGCGCGGCAATAAGGGTGAGTAGAAATACTCACTCTTTTTTTATTACCAAAAATCGGCGGGGGAATAAGGTGAATAAAAATAAAAATCGCGGCAAAGAATAGGAGTATAACATATAGTAGTAATATAACATGGCAGGGTATTTTATATAAAAGTAGTAGTATACAGTGTATTTGTCAAATTTTAATATAGTTTTGGCAAAAACGATATATTTGGCAAAAATCTATGGCAGGGTAGAAAATTGGCAAAAATCTATGGCAAGACCTAGCGCGTCGTTTTCTCACAACAAACAAGGCAATATGTAAATTGAGAATTTAATAATTCCTTAATACTAGACCCCTTATTTTACTGGGGTTAGCAATATACAATTTAACAAATAATTGATTCTAGCCTATTAAAAATCGTAGTCCATAGTAATATATAGGTGGCTAAAAAAGAGTGTCTTAAATCAATTATTTTACAATTCAACAACAATTTGTATTATCCCTATATATGGCAATTTTGCCTTATAGGGGTATTTTTGTATCTATGGTATGGGTAAAATCTCATATTATTGATATTATGGTATAGGGGAAATATCCCTATTTTGCCGCCTATTTTCCCTAAAAATCCCCTATTTTGTCGAAAATTGGTGTTTCTGGTATGGTCAAAACCTCATATTCTGCCGATTTTGCCCTATCAACTATAAATGATATTTATGGTGAAGGGGTTATTTTTTACAATTTATATCAAAAATCCCTAGGAAAATACAAAATTCATTTATGGTGGATCAATAAATTGTAGACCAACAACAATTTATTCACAATTTTAGGGACAACAATTTTTGGGACAATAGCAACAACAACAATTATATAAAACAACAACAATATGCGTATACACCTATTCTTGCGCTGCATGGTGTGGGAATAGGGAGGGAGGTGTTATATGAATAGATACTCATATGTTCATATGTTAGTTATTTGAATTTTCATTCTATTTATATATGTATATATGTTCATATGTTAATTGTTGGAAAATTCCCTATTTTGGCGCGATTTATTCATACTATATTACTATGTTTTATATCCTATCCTGCCTATATGTTTTTATGCTTTAACGTACTAAAGTCACTATATAAATTGTCAGAAAAATTAGAATCTGTTTCCCCTCCTTCGATGGGCGGAAAATTGTTATTTTATTCATATTTGTTATCGCCTCTATAACGGGGTTCATACTCTCTCTAACGTGCCTGTTTTTTGCTGCCCTATATGAAGTATAGGCTTATGATTTTAGGCACGTTGTAGGGCTTGCTAGACGCCTTAAAATTGATGTCTCTATTCCCTCTATCTTGCCGATTTTCTCTATATTGTAACTCTATGTATTTCATATGATTGTAACTCTATATGTTACTATTTAAGGCAAAAAGAAAAGCCCTAGGGAAAATCCCTAGGACTTGTGAAAATTGTTAGCAGAAAAGTCGCCGCAAATAAGAGGGCAATTCATCCATACTCTCATAGTCACGGCAAAATGCAGAATAGTTTTTTCCGTACTTCCCATGACAAGCGCAAAATTCGCCGCATACATAGGAGATCTCAACGTATTCGATGTTTCCCTTCCCTAATGCGGATTCTACGTCGATCTCAAAACTTCCTGTTCTTCCCATTATTGCGCGGATAATGGGGATTGTTGTCTCATTGATAGCATGACACTGATAACTTTCATCTGATTCACATCCATTGAAAGACGTGATACGAAAGTGAATGTCAATCCCCTTGTGAATAGGGATGTTCTCTAACTTTACTTTCATTGTTAGTTTTCCTCCTAATATAAGAAGAAGGGGAATTGATCCCCTCCTCCTATCTGTTTGCCCTATCCGTGATTACTTGTTAGCTTCCATAAAAGCCTTGAATCCTTCTTCATTCGGCTTTTGCTTGTTGGAAACGATCGCCGCCTTGACTTTTTCCCAAAAAGCCGCTTTGCCGTTATCGTCAAGGGCTTCATACATGGAAGTGAGAACGCGTGAGATTTTCGTGATATTCCCATCACGCGTTGAGATTTCACGCGTATCACGTTCGGCGTACAAGTAGTCAAGATCGCGCCTGAGCCATTGGGCATTTTGAGGCGCGAAATCGCCTTTTAGTGACTTTTCGTATTCGCTATAGCTTTTCACTATCTCAATGAGTTTAGGCGAACATTCGGCGCATGGGATGTTTTCGCCGTTGTGGAATTTGCCGCAATAAGGGCATTTCTTCCCTTCCTGCTTTTCTTCCCATTCGCCGCGCTTGCTTTCGATGAGAGCGGCGGCGGCATCCTTGGGAAGTGCCTTGAAATCAACGGCTTTGCCAAACGCTTTCTTGCAATAGTCAAGAAGGGCTTTCGCCTGTTTCTTTTCGTTCTCCTTGCGTGTGTCTGCAAAGAGGGAAAGCGCGACATTGTTAATAATGGGATTCATAGTTACATTCTCCTTTTCTGCCTAAAAATAGGCAATAGAAATAAACATAGTTAATAAGCCTAAAAATAGTATGAAGTTTTCAGTGAACATAAGTCCCCGCCTCCTAGGGGATATATCCGATTGTTGCCTTGCAACGTGTTAATAACTATCAACGCGCTACGCGCTTATTATAAGCTATTTTTGCTATCTTGTCAAGTCCTAGAATCACAAGTTTAATCAAATTCTAATGAATGGTTATCATAAACATTATCTATCATGACCATAAATAAAAACTATTCCACGAAAATCGACGCAGCGAGAAGAAACATGAATGTTCTGAAAACTCTGAACTGTATACACATGAACGTATGAAGATATGTTCATATGAACAGCCCCCGAGGGGTTCAAATATTCTGACTATTCTCGTGTTTGTTTACTCTCCCACCAATTTTTTGAAATTTTATAAATGTAAAATGCTATATGGTATACTACCAATTTTTTTTGAAAAAAAATCCTATTTTGCACATAGTAATTTTTATATGTATAAAAAAGGATTATGATCTCTCATAATCCTCTCCCTCTTGTATTTCCCCAGCGCGGATTCTTATTTCTTCAAATGCTAGGTGGTGTAATCTTATTTGATTGTTTTTATAGTCTATTTCTATTCCTTTTCTCCATAATATATCCTCTATTCTTGCGCCGATTTTTATATATGACTCCCTTGATAGTGGCTGAAATATTGTTAGTGTTTTTGATTTCTTTCCTATTGGGCGGATTCTAAATCTCATAGAGTATTTATACCAGAATAATAACTCATTGTCCCCAAGTTTTTTATCCACTATTTCCTGTGGTATGTCTCCATAATGTTTAATATCTGATATATAATCTATAATAAACTTACCCGCTATTTGTTTTATTTCTCCTCCGCACCATTTTTGTATAAATTTGGCTTCATCCTCATTCTTGGTGCATACCATAATTCCATTTTGAGTTGGTTGATAACCCAATAAATATAAAATTAAATCCATTTTTGTTAATTGTAACTATAGTTGTTATAAATAAGGCTAGGTATTCATGAAAAACACCTAGCCAAATTCAATATATTATGATTGAGTAATTACTACTGTGTGAACCCCTGTGTCCACATAATCACCTGTTGTGATTGTTAAGGTCTTAATAATCATACCCGCTTTTAGGGTTATGTCTTTTGTGCTTGCATTATAGGAATCAACCTCCCATGCAAGACTCTTGTCAATTTCGCCATTTTCTACATATAGGGTTTGTGTACCTATTGTTAGCTTAATTGGGTGGTCATGAGAAGCAGTAATCATATCTGGGATATGTACTTCCTTGAGTTTTTCTGCCTCTTCTTTGTACTCTGTCTTGAGTCTCTTCATGCACTCTGATAGTGCATTTGTTAGTGTTGCCTCAAACTGTTCTGGCGCACCATTCTTATCAAATACCCCAGATTCTCTTGGAATCATCATACAGAGATTTACCTTTAGCTTATCACTACCATAGCCAATTTCATTTAGCTTAACTAAAATATCTTGCTTGATAGGGAAATAATTAAGTAAATCCGCTGCCATAAGGGTGTTTAACTTAGCACGTTCCTTTTTAAGTAACTTCTTGAGTTCACTAACATCTGTACCCTCTGCTTCTAATTTAGAAATTATAGCAGAAAGCCATTGCATTTCTACTTCTTTTAGCAAATTCACATCATCCTTTCTTTTAGGTCTTTTCTTAATCTTGCTTGTTGTAATTTTAGCAAAATGAGTTCCTTATCTTCCCCATTATATGATTTAACCATATCTATTAGGGTTTCTGAAGGAACTCTTAATACTATTGTATTTGAATTACAGTCTGCAAAAACTGAGTAATTACTTTTTATATCCATTTTGTAATGCCATATATAAATCTGTATCGCGCCAAACTATTATTCTTCGCTCCTTAGATAGCAACTCAACTACATAAGTACCAATAGGCTGCATTTTATATCCTGCTCTCTTAGCGTAACTTGGAAATGACATCATGCTCCCGTTGTTAATAATATAGTTTGTGCGAATTGAGGTGTCTTTTGTATATTTGTTATGAAACATAACAGGTTTTTCTTGATAATTAAGTTCATGTGTATGTTCTTGCACAAGAATATCTACATTCATATAGCTATAATAGTCGATAGATTTTCTGTGTTTATGTATATTGCCATAAATATAGCAATTCTTGCCAATATCTACATAACCAATAGCAAAATCTTTTACATATTTATCAGGAACTTCAAGCATTGTAGCTATAATTTGTGTTATAGAAATATAACTATCCTTCATGGTTCTATCTTCATGATTACCAGAATCTATAATAGCCACTATTTTATCCTTTATTGGTTTTAGTGTCTGAACAGCAAGTTGAATTTGTTCTTGTGGTGTTGCATAACATTCAATAACTGAACCCTTACTTGTTCTTGTTGGATTATCTATAAGATCTCCACCAATAACTAGGAGTGCATTATCTAGTCCCTCTATAAATTTTACTATTTGCTTGATGTAATCAAGATTCCCCATTCCTATATGTAAATCTGATAACGTAAAGAGGAATGTATCTTCCTCCTTACGCACCTTAAATATATTTTGTTGTATGCTTTGTGTTAAAATCTCTTGCCCGTTCATCCATCTACCTTATTCATGTAATATAAATTTGAGTTTCCAATCATGATAAGACTATTTGATTTCGGCGTAATAGAGAGTTTAATAAAATTACCACTAAACTCAATATCCTTAATTCTATATGTCATATTTACTCTACGCATACCAATTAGTCTCTTCCTGCTCATGTCAATAAGTTCTTTTTGCACCATATCTTTGTCTACATCAAGATATTCTGCAAGAGAAGCAACTGTTGTAACTAATTCATTTCCACCTTTTGCAATAAGATAAATAATTTTGCAAGTAAGTGATTCAAATTCTAAACCTTTCACCATTCATCCTCCATATTTTTCTTTTTATATTTATAATTCTTAACTCTCATAGTCTCAAATTTATTTTTTTCATGAGACTTCTTAGTTGTTCTACGATCTTTTTCAGCCATTTTACGGCTATATCTATCTTCGATATGCTTACCCATAACTCTCCCTTATACTATAAAAATATACCAAAATACTAGCAAAACACCTGCAAGTGAATATCTGTATTTCTTATTATCAAAAATACTGACTTTATCATTGTACCACCTTATCCCCTTTATGATACTATCACTAAAACTGGATATTGTCAATACCCCAACGGCAGGAATCATGAGAATCATAACTAAGAAAATAGCTATTGCCCACATTTTTACTCAACCTTTCTTGTAAGAATTACATACAGGGCTAAAATCACATTGAGAATGTATTTGCCATTCATGAATTTGTGTTCTTTTGAATAGTTCACCATTTAGGTTTCTATCACATTTTGTGTTTTTACAGTCACTTCCACAAAAACTTATATCTGCCGACCATGATTTCAAAAACCAATCATCCATAATGTCTTAAACTCCCAGTATAAACCACAATTTTTGAAACCGTGGTTACTTAATTTATTTATTCTGTCAGAACCTTCATATGTGATATAATCACATAAATTTCTATCTGTTCCCCTTATTTTTTCGCAGGAAATTATTTTTCTCCTTGTTAGTCTTTCCGCTGTTTCGATTGCTTTGTGTTTCGTTCTTGAAATAACTAGCAATTTCATTTTCAATCTCCTTCAAAATATTGATTTCTTCCTCAGTAGTAGCTTCTTCATTGAATCTATCAAGACTATTATAAGCATCTGATTTTGTTGATACTTCTCTTTTGTCGAAATAATCACATACTGCGCTAAAAGTATGTTCATTCCGATCAATAAATTTATTTCTCAAATGATCTGATAACTTCATTTTTCTGCATCTCCTCACTTTCTGTATGTATTATAACACATATTTTCATCCCTGTCAACTATTTATTTTATTTTTAATCCAAAAAGATAGGGAGTTAGCCCATCCTTTTGTAATTCTTAATACAGATTCTATACCTAGCTAAAATCATAGCAATTCCGTAAGGAATTGCGGATAGAGGATAATAGAGTTACGTAGTAACTCTAGTAGACTCTAGCCCTTCTTAAATTCTATGAATCTGTATATAATTATAAGACTCTTCTCTTCGTATTTACTTCGTAAATACTCAGGGTCTATGTATACTTCGTATACATATCCCTTTTTGGTATCTATCTCTTT